TTCGACGGCCAGGAGTGGGACGAGATTCGCGGATTCCAACACTGGATTCGCGGAATCCTTTGGGCCTTCGACGACAAGTTCGACTCACGCCGCCCTCTTCTGGACGAGAGCGGTGGCATTGGCGGGGTGGTATTCCTGGTCGGGGCTGAGTACCTGTTGGAGCTGCAGCCCCTGATAGAAGCCCTGGGCAAAGTCTTGGAGATCTCCCTGTTCGAGGAGCTCGCTTCGGGCCTCGATAATTGGGAGGCTATCGATTTGGACAATGCGTCCAGGCTCGGCGAAGCGGCGATGTTCAGGACCGTGCGCGACACGGTCTACAGCAGAAGCGGCGAAGCTCCGGACTTCAACAGCGTCAAGGTCAAGGACCTGTTTCCTGATTTTGGAACGGTCGTCGTGAACTTCGATGCCCTGCTCGACCTGCTCAAGTCTGTAGACTTGATAGGAGAGCAGGTGAGCGACCTCGTTCGGGCTATTGAACTCAAGCTACGTCAGCTCAGCAAGGTGTTCGAGGAGCTCGCAGACCTGCTTGACCGGATTGCGCGGCTGCTGGTCGAGCTGCCAGCAGTGTATTCCTTGTGGCTCCCTGTAGAGGTAGGTGGAGTGCCCCACCTGCAGAACCGTATCTGGGAGTCTGAAGATCGTCCCCCATACGGACCTGGAGCATTCCTTGTGGGCGGAGGCTTTTTCGTCACCACCCCTGGAGCGTACAACCTTCTCAAGTCCCTGCTCTTCCCGGAAGAGGGTGACGTCTCTGACAGCCCGCTGGTCACCTTCTCGCCCAGCCCTGGATTAGAGGGTGTTGGGGCCCCAGAGTTCGTCATCTCCCCAGAGGACTGGGCGTCCTGGCTTGGGGGTACCGGACGTGAAGAGATCTTCTTGGACCCTTCTATGTCTGGCGTGTTCAATCGGACCGGTACAGACAATGCGGGGTCTCGCGGCGTCCCGAACTACGGCAACGACGGGTTTGTTGAAGATGGCGGAGGGTCCGGTAACGTCGAGGGATCGAGCGGAGGCTCTAGGAGGAGCGGCAGGAGAACGGACTCAGAAGCACCCGGGGACGATAGCGGCCTCGGCTCGCAGGTCGGCGGGATGCTGATCCAGCGGGACTCTTGGGGGACATACCAGTCCGAGCTCCATAGCCTGGCGATGGGTCACGATCCGTCGGGCGGGCGTGCAGTGATGTCCAACATAGGGTCCAAGAGCTACTATTTAGCCCACGTCGCGCACGACACACCTCGCCTGGAGAGTATCTACGAGATCAATGTTCCAGTACTGCCCTCGGGGCTCTTGATTGAGGGTGAGAAGACGAACCGCTTCTTGCACTCGGACAGGTTCGTGTCAGCCACCCTCCATGGGGGAGCTGCCTCGTCCCTCCTACAGAATGCTGCGCCCTCGGCGGATTTGATGCGGAGGTTGAAGGAGGCCGGTCCAGCACTAGTGTTGGAGGCTCCGGTCGGGACAGGGTCTGTGATCGCTTCTGGTCTCAGGGGCACCCCCGATCACTCTGGGTGTGCTCTGACTAACCTGGTCAACCCGGGAGGTTCTGCCTTCGACGTGTCTCTGGTCTCCGCCGGGGACTGGGTCCTCGGCCGGCAGGAGATTGACCTATTCGGAGAGTTCCAAGACGCGTTCTTCATCGTCGAGGTGGACTCCGTGGATGTACCAGAGGGGATCATCTACTTCTCCCCAGCCATCTTCACGGAGCCGACGGCGCGGACGCTGCTCATTTCGGATATCGTCATCATCGATGACTCTGTTGGAGGGTACATGGAGCAGGGTGGCCTCCCCTTCGATGCGAGCACCTACGTCGACACGTTCTCCATATTCGCCAGGTCGGCGCAGTGGTCCGACGACTATAAGGGATTTGCCGCGCAGTACCTCGGCGATGCTAAGGGGCCTGCCTACTCGTCCCAGCTGTCTCTCAAGATGGACGTTTTGCACACGCTCGTTTCAACAGACGGTCCTGGACAGCCATTCTACTTCAACAATGGGGTACTGACGGCTCAGCAAGTAAATCAGTCCATCGCCAGCGGGGCTATCGTTGAGCTGAAGGCCAATACTGCGCTGGGCGAGAAGGCCTGGCATTTCTTTGTCTTGTCTGCAGTCGAGACAACTGAGTTGACCCTGACACTCTCTCCCGCTATCCGCGGGGGCCACGTCTACGACGACGACTCGCCCATTTTGGAGGCGAGGATCCTAGACGGCACCGATACCTACCAGGGATACCGACGGCTGAAGCTCGAGGTACCGCGCCGGCACGTTGAGCGCACGGCGCTGATCCCTGACCCTGGCGACCCTAACGCTTACCTGACCCTGTCTCATTCCGACGTGTCGAACATCGAGGGGTGGATCGTCACCCCCGGGGACGTCCTAGTGCCCGTGGTCTACGACCCCAATTTGGCCGGGGTCAGTTTCCGAATGGGCCCACCCGGGGCCATCTTGGCTGGAAGGGCCTGCGTAGAGGTATCCCCAGACTTGCGGACTACATACCCTGGGCGAATCTTCCAGGTGGCGTACGACACGCTCTACACCAGTGGCAGCATCCGCATCTTTCCCTGGCACGTCCTGCCTGATACGGGTATCGGATGGAGCCAACCTCCAGGGGGAGAAGTTCGCCTCTGGCGTGCGCAGTGGGAAGCTGGGCCGATGAGTAGCCCCATCCCGACAGCGGAGGCGTCTCGCTCTCGAGCACCGGACATTGTCTCTTCGCCTGGTGGGAAGTTGTCTGTTCCAGGGAGTGGAGAGGCTGTTGTCAGCTGTACCTTCCGGCCATACACCCGGAGCGCGCTACTGGAAACCAACGACTTCAGAGTGCTATTCTACGGTACAGGCTACTTCGTTTTCGGCATCCGTGGACTCTCTTCTCAAGCTAGATTGCGAATGCTCGTAGGCGGAGTTCAATACCAATCTTCTGGGTTTGACTACGAGGCAGATGACGAGCTCGAGCTCTCTGTCTCTTTCGAGTACGGGAGCACAGAAATGCGCTTCGTAGTCGTGAAGAACGGGGGGCCTGTGTTTGACGAGGTTGTTTCCGGTGTTACGATACCGACCATTGACTCCCTGGTCGTCCCTGGTGCTAAGATATACATCGGTTCAAACGGAGTCGGTGACGACTCTTGCTTCGGCAGAGTGGCCGACCTCACAGTAGAGGACAATATCCCATGACCGCTAACCTCCTACTCGAGCGTGAATTCTACAAGCAGGGTGCTCCGATGGTCTCTTCGACCATCAAGAACCGTGTTGAGGGTCCCGCAGAGACGTGGCCAGAAGACATCACTACGGCCTTGTTCTCCGAACATCCGTACCTCTCAGAGTACGAGCCGGAGATCGAGGAGGTCCGAGTGGACCCTGAAGAGGGATACATGCTCGGGTACGCCATCATCGGAGATGATGACGACGCTGGTGAGCAAGAGAAGAACGAAATCAAGATTCCCATCTTCGTTCGCGATTGGGACATCCTCCCTTTTGCTACGTTCGCAAAGGACGACGAGATCTTCCCGCTCACAGAAGAGCGGATTCGGGAAGCGATGCTCTCTCAGGCTGCCGTAGACGCGGTTCCCGCCGGCGACCCGGATGTGCAAGACATGCTGCAGGAGCAGGATCTGCAGCCACCGGATCACATGAACCACTACGGGAACCGCTACATCAGCACCAAGCTGTCCTCCATTCGCGAAAGCGACATCATGGCGATGATCAAAGAGGCGAGGAAGTCCCCTTTCGCTGCGCGCTTCATCAAGAAGATGGTTGGGGCTGAGAAGAAACGGCGGCGTCGGGACAGACAAAGTATCATGAAGACGTCTTCCGAGCTCGGAGGGCACCATGACACTTTCCTCATCGAGCCATCAGTCGGGCACAGGTATTCTGTGCGGTCGATGAGCGCCGCTTTGCGTAAGGAAGCAGCGAAGTCGGCTACCCGTAAGGAGATCAGCATCCTTCCCTCGGAGATCGTCAAACAGGCGAACGTTGACGGCTACGCCGTAGTTGGGGGCCCTGGTCCGGTCCTGGACACCGACGTTTTCGCTGAGGCACAAGAGGTGGACAAGACCGGCGAATGGATGGTCAAGACCAACGTCGGAGAGACCCTTGTTGGGTACGTCATCACGCGAGTTCTCGACTTCACCGGGATCACCTTGCCCATGAAGATCTTCTTCAACGGCAAGAACGCCGCTGCCCAAGAGGAGATTGCCGGCAAGTGGGTAGGAGAGTTCGACCTCCCAGCTCCGGACATCAAGCCTTCTGGGGAGTGTGTGTTCCTCTGCACGGACCCGGTGAAAATGGACGTAATGTGCACTACCCCGTTCGTGGTGCAGGGCGAGGCTCAGACCAACTACGGTCCAGGCTGGGCTGTCGAGACCTACCTCGGCGACCGTGTGACCATCGTTCGTTGTGACGTCATCAAGCCGACTGAGATTGAGGAGGACGTATTCCTCGTCCCGGCCTCCTACTCCCTGAAGTGCATCGCTCCTCCCGAGGGGAGGGTCGACCTGGTCGCGACTCCGGGGGAGTTCGAGGCCTTCCACGCCATGGGATCCAAGGAAGCTGCCAGGCTTCTCGGAGATGGCAGCGGCTCGTATTCCCTTGTCGGCAGCGGCTTCAATGACCAGTTCATCGACACGAAAGAAGCCCACTTCAAGCTGGCCGCTGTCGGAGCTCCAGATCCCAAGAGGCTTCTCAAAAAAGCCGACGTGCTCGGAACCGTGATCCTGTATGGGGACATCCAAGAGGACATTACCGAGGATGTCTACGGAGAGTACGGCAATTTGACGAAGCACGCCGAGGAGGTCTGCGCTACCCTGAAAGGGGACCCGGCGTTGCTCGTTCGGACTGCCGAGGCTCTGTTCTACGAGATGGCCAAGCACGGAGAGGTCAGGTCAGAGACCATCGACGCTATCCTCTCTCTCGGCTTCGTCAATCCCGAGAACACCAGAAACTACGTCGAGGCAGAGAGCGACCTCGAAGACGCCCAGAAAACCCTGGCGTCGCTGGTAGTCGCGAGTCAGATGGGCTACTCTGAATTACCGATGAACGACGCCATCGGGGCCATGAAGAGTATGGAGAAGGTCCTCGAGGGAGTTCGGAAACTGAAGACGGGCGAGATGTGACGACCCATGTTCCACACGAGATCTACCTTTCACTGCTGATCTCCCGCAGGTGGGAAGACGCAGAGATTGAGGACGAGTTCGATCTCCTACGCCTCCCAAAGCCGGACGAGGACTTGTTGGAGAGGCTTCGGGCGACTGTACCAGTCATCAAGAACCGGAGATTCACCCCCACCAACCAGCTTCGTCGGTGGGCTGACCGGAGGAACCTCTCTCGCGGCCTCTTGAACGCCAACTCGAAAAGGGTACAGGCTGCACGGGCCATCTGCTTCCACTCCCAGATTCGCCACACCCTCGAGCTCTGCTTGTTGAACCCCCGAATGTCCTGGGAGGACATCATCGGAAAGTTGTCCCTCCTCGGGAAGCCGAAGGGGGTCATGCGTCAGATGGTCGAGGACTACCAGCAGCTCTTCTGGAACTTCGCCATACTGACGGTGAAAGAGAAGGAGAGGTACTTCCGGGCTATCGGGGCAACGGTAGGGATGCAGGCTGCTGCCGACGGGTATCCTATCGTTGGCCTCTCTTTGGACTTCGGGGTCCCCAACCCGATGTCGGACGAAGAGCGCCTGGCGTACATGCGTGACGTCGCGTTGATGAGGTACTCAAAGGACATGCACTCAGGCCGGGCCAACGCCCAAGATGCGCGAAATTGGGTTTCGACAGTTTTGGTTCTCGACAACGAGCTTCGTCGGGTAGCCCCGCCGGAAGTAGAGCCTTCGGTAGTTTTTGATGGTGGAGTCATTGACATGATCCCCAGTGTCGACCATCTTGATTTCTTGGAGGAGGAAGATGAGCGACGACTCCTGGAGGAAGAAGATGACACCACAAACCGCGGACAACTCATCCCATTCGTTCCTAAGCAATGAGGGCCAGCGCGCCCACATTCCAACACAGATCCCATTCCGGAACCACGAGCGTAGGTTCTACGATGTGGAGATCGCATTCCAGCCCAACGGGGACGTGATCTACCACTTCTTTCCGAAGAAGGGCAGCTTCGACTTCACCTTCAACGAGAAGGTGACGGGCATGATCCTGGAAGACGCATTCGTGTGGGCGGTCGGTGGGGACATCCCAGCCGAGGCAGACTTCTTCGGCCGGCAGATCGCCCAGCACTTCGTTCGGGCAAATGACCCTACTCGAGCTCTCGGGCAGCCTACTTTCTGCGTCAAGGTGCAGAAGGCAGGGAACCGTATGGGCGCAGAGAGGATCTTGGTCGAGCGCTTCCTTGGGCGGCTGGATTCCCTGTTCGAAAAGGCTAGCAAGTACTCCTTGAATGGAGAGATCCATCTGCTCGAGAAGGACCTGCGCCGCAATAGGTGGCGGGACTAGGTCGGGTAGGACGGGTTCTTCTCTTGTCCTGGGCGCCCTTGCTCTGCCAAGCGAACAGCAAGGGGCTTGGTGGCTCGGGGCATGTACTCAACGCGCACCCAGGTCTTCCACAAGAATCGGTCTTTGGTAGTCTTGGTCCGAGTTCTGGTCTTCTTCCAGTTCTTTGGGTGGTGTGCCCCTATCAGGTCCAAGATGCTCTGGCGTTGGCCCTTGGCCTCCGTCCAGACCGATACTAATAAGACGGAGGGGTCGGTGTACCGCTTTGAGCGGACTACCTCTACTTCCGTCTTCATCGCTACTGCCCCGAGAGTACCTTTCAGGTGTTGAGCGACGCTATCAAGTTGGTCCCATTGCATAGTCGTAGATCTTCCTGGCGACGATGTTCTTCCCTTCCGGGCACAGGATACACCATCGGAATCCAGAGCACCCGAGTCTTTCGGCAACCCTGAATAGCTCTTGCTCAATGAGGATCTCTGAGAGTAGTTCTCGCAACAAGGACAGTTGACTCTTCGTCACCCTGCCTGCAATCTCGTGCCTGCGCAGGACTTTTGTGAGCTCCTCGTTTGACAAGGCTCTCCGCAGTGCTGGTAAGATTCTGTCAGGGGGAAGTTCCCATACCTCCTCTCGGATCTCCGGTTCGATGATGGCCTTGTGGGCGAGAAGCCTCTTCCCACTGTCGCATTCGGAGAAGTATTCGGGAGCGGAATGGGCCTCCAAGATGTCGATGATTTTCTGCATGCACTCTCCTCCTGTTGTGAGGGACTTATACGATGTTGTCCATAGAGAGACCTGAGACCTCAGAAGAGATGGCTGAGTTTCGCGCGCACTCTGCGCGGGTGAAGCACGTGCAGCAGAGGCGGCTTCGGCAGTCTCAGTGGATTGACCAGAACCTGACGGTAACGGGCAAGGCGCTCAATCTGCACTTTCGGCCTTGGTGGATTCTCCCATACGACCTCGAGTACATGAAGTTCCCCAAGAACAAGTACCGACGTAGTGCCGTCATTGTGGCCGGGAGGCAGGTAGAGAAGTCCTCGAGCTTGGCGAACAAGGCGCTCGCCGAAGCCCAGGTTCCCTGGACCAGCATCCTCTACGTAGCCCCATCCAACCCGCAGCTCTCTGAGTTTTCCTTTCGGCGCATCGACGAGGTTGTAGAGACTTCCCCGAAGATCACCCACATGCGGGATGAAGACCGTTGGAGCGTGAGTCGGAAGTCCTTCTTTGGGCTCCACTCGAGCATCACTCTTCGAGCTGCCTACCTCACCCCTGACCGAGTTCGTGGTATCCCGGCAGAGGTCCTGTTCATCGATGAGGTGCAGGACATCATCAACGAGAACATCCCCGTCATCCGGGAGACTCTAGCCCACTGTGACAGGGTGGAGGGCCCTATCTTTCGAGTGCTGGGTACCCCCAAGACCTACGACAATCCTCTCGAGTACTACTGGTCCCAGGAGTCGACACAGAACGAATGGATGATCCGCTGTGAGGCGTGCAACCACTGGAACGAGGGGATGATGGAGGACAACATCGGTCCTCACGGCCTAGTCTGCATCAAGTGCGGCGGAAAGTTGAACCCCTTCGGGAAAGTAACCTCTGACGGGAAGAGGTTCGGAGCCGGGTGGTTCAGAACAGGCCCGGCCTCTGCTGATATGGAAGGCTTTCGCATTCCACAGCTCCTCCTCCCGTACAGCTTCTCTTACAACCGGGACCTCTTCCGAAGGAAGTGGGACGACCTGCTCTACAAATGGCGGCGGTACAACCGTCCCCGGTTCTACAACGAAGTCCTCGGCATCAGCTACGATTCGGGCGACAAGCCAGTAACTAGGGAGGACCTGAAGAACATCTGCATGCCGCAGCACAAGTTGTTGAACCTGGACGTCGCTGGGGCAAAAGCCCCACCCAAGCTGGTGAACGGATACGTGTTCTGCGGAGTCGACTGGGGCCTGGGAGACCCGTCGAAGACGATCTTCACAGCTGGAAGGTATGTCGATGACCTCTTCGAGGTTTTCTTCCTGAAGAACTTCACCCGTGACCTCCTAGACCCCGAGCTCGCGGTCGCCGAGGTGATGCGCCTACTCGGAGCAGTCAACGCCAACTTCGTAGGGCTAGACTGGGGTCTTGGTCATGGTCTCAATAGTAGGATCAGGAAGGCCTTCGGGTTCGACAAGACTTTCGTCTACGCGCACACCAACCAGCGAGACAAGTTGAAGTACGACACGTCAGCGATGGTCTACATCACCAATAGGACGGCTGTGCTAGCGGACGTGTTCCATCTCGTCAAGTCAGGCGGTATGCGCTTCCGCTGTTCGTGGGACGAGCTCCACGACGAGGGATACGCGGGGGACTTCTTGAACGTCCACAAGGAGCTGAACGTACACGGGAACCTCAAGTACGATCACCCGAAAGGAACCACGGACGACACCGTGCATAGTGTGGCCTACTCGTTCCTCGCATCTCAGGCTAAATTTCCGAGGCCAGACCTCCAGTGAGGGAGAGTGCAGCCCTCCCTCACTGGAAGCCTCTTCAACTGCCCGCAGGTTAGGCAGCGCGGGCTACAGATAGGTGTGGTCTCTTGGGCTCCAGCTGCCCAATCAGGACCTGCTGCGCAGTGGCTACCTGCCCGAGACGGATACAGCTGACAGCTCCAACGAGGATGAGACTGAGGTCTCGAATCCACTCCCACCAAGCCTTGGCTTGAGATCTCCTCCTCTCCTCTTGAATGGTCACAGAGATGAGCGTCATCGTCTCTTCGATGAGTGCGTTCAGCGCCCGCTGCTCCTTCGTCGTCTCACGCAGGTTCTCCAGGGCGCCCTTGACGAACTCCCTGGTGTCTGCATCGAGTTTGCTGATCCTCGTTTGCTCCTCCCGAAGATACTGCATCACCCACTGCATCATCGGGTCGGGCTGGTTGCTTGCTGCCATCTTTTTTCCTCTCCTCCCTGTAGTGTTCTGTCTTCCCTTGGACACCACGCCTTTGGCTACTTCTTTGGCGGCCTCTCCCGCCTCTCTCGCTTTGTCGATTGCACTTTGTGCACTGCTGCTCAACTTCTCCGTGAGCGAGGGCCCATATTCTTCCTCTTCTGGTTCACTCGCTAGAACCAGGGCCGTACTCTCGTCGAAGTTGGACATCTTCCCTGCTGGCATAGATTCCCTCCGTAGTTGTACCCGACCTTATACGAGGTTAGTGGGCGGTGTGTGAGGCTAGGATGAGGGCGTCTACGGGAGACAGGGATTGGGGTAGTGGGAAGGAGCAGTAGTAGACTGGTCTGGGAGGCGCAAAACTCTGGAGTAGGAGGCGCAGGTTCCGACAGTGGAGCAGGTCCTCGTTCTTCTCCTTCTTCGTCTCCCTCGAGGCGGCGATCTTCATGCCGAGGCGCAGTATCCAAAGGGGCAAGTTGGACAGCTCCTGTGTTTTGAGGCAGAACTTCACAGTCTTGTAGTCCAGGGCGGATATCCTCTCCATCCACATAGCCTTCTCTTCCGTGGAGAGGCGGTCTACCTGCCTGCTCTTCCTTACCACTTCTTCGGTCATGGCTAGCAGGATCGGCTTGTTCAGACCTGCTGCTCGCCCGGCTACTCCAGAAATGTGCTCTAGGAACTTGAGGCGCTCGCTGATTTCCTGGAACTTGAGGTCGTCTTGGCGCTGGCGCTCACCGACGGCGCGGCGCAGGGTGTCGTCGGTACGCCGGCGGTGCCTCTCAGTTCTGAGCTCCTCGACTTCAGCCCTCAGGAACATCGTTTGCCTGCCCTGTTTGATCGGGGTCAGGTTCCCCTCGCGGACGTGGTAGTCGACTCCCCGGACTCCGATGTCCAATTCCTTTGCCGTATCCATTCTGCTGATATAGGATGGAGCAGTCGGTGTTGACACTGCTGCACCGTCTCCAATACGATTGTCTCGTGTAAACTCTCTGCGGGTCATTGACGTGAATCCTCTCATTGACAAGTCCGACGTCCTGAGATTAGCTGACCAAGCGTCCGATTTCTACATCGACGGTAAGGTTTCCAGCCTCACGGCGGCGGTCGTAGATGCCCTCGGGGACACCCAGTACAACAACGAGCAGATCGCCAGAGTCGTTGAGGCTACCAACCAGGCTGCCTGGAACAAGTTGGCCTCAACGGACTGCCCGCACAAAATCAGGTTTGAGCCGGCGGCCTTGGACGGGGTCGTCTCCACCAAGAACGAGGACGAGTCTGAGGTCGAAAAGACGGCCAGCAGCTCCGAGTTCAACTACTGGTTGGAGAAGACGGCGAGCACAGCGCGTCCGTCCTCACTGTCCTTTTTGGAGACCATCCCGATGAACCGTCTGGAAGAGATCCTGTTTGATTCTCCCATGGAGAAGGAGGCCAGTCTCCGAAGTCACGGCACCGAGGAGTACGACCTTGGGGCAATCCCCTCTGACGAGCTCGCCGACTGGGACCGGGTGGCGGCGAAGGTAGCGGAAGCCAAATCCGTCATCCAGGAGCAGATAGACTGCAACGAGATCGGCTTCGCCGAGGCTATCGGCGAGCTACTCAAGACGGCCAATCAGATGCTCTTGGAGGGGTCGACTCCGGAAGAGATCTCGTATGTCGTCAAAGAGGCGGCCGCGGGTGATGTCGGGACGGCTCTTGTCAGCTTCTTGAACAAGGAGGCCTTTGCCCATCACGACCCCCGGGATGACGCCTTCGAGGCCTTCATTGCCAGAGGGCAAAAAACAGACGATGGCAGGGCTACCTTGTGGGACCGCCCCGATGGCCCAGGTTTCGACAAGCAAGCGAGCTCCAAGTTCCGCTCTTTCCTCGAGCGGGTTCGGACTTCGGACGGGATCAACCCGGAACATCCGTTGGTCAAAGCCGCAAAGACGATCGGGGAGCTCCGTAAAGAGACGCTAGTCTTATCCGCCGCCAGGGAAGACCTGGCCGAGAAACACGCTCAGGCGACACGCATGGCCTTGAGGGGGGAGGGGGTCTCGCATGTTTGAGGGAACTGCCGACAAGGCATTAGCCGGAGGGACGTTTGGGCTTGCTCTTATGTCTTCCGGAAATCCCCTGAAGGCGATGACCAACCCGCTGGTGACGGCGTCCATGTTCACCTCGCCTAGCAAGGCCCTCCAAAAACGCCAGTCTAAGCGGCAGGACCTGCTCACGAAAGGGCGGGTGAATCCTGCTGTCAAACGTCAGGCGATGATGATGAAGAGGTCTTCTATGGAAAAGTCAGCCAGCTTCTGGTCTGGTCTGAAGCGAGTTGTCACGAGCAAACCTGCCAAGGCCGTAGGGATTATCGGTGGGGCTACTGCTGGTCTTATGGGGGTCGACTACCTCCAGGGGCAGATGAAGACGATCGACAAGTCGCGGTCCTATCGGAATATGATGCAGGAATACGGGACAGAGCTCAAAGCCGTCGCCCGTGATACAGAAACTCCTGTCCCCGAAAAGGAGATCCGAAACGCCTATAATGCTCTCTACACGCTGTCCCCAGACATCGCCAAAGATCCTACGTTGGCGGCGGCACAGATGGCTCCACTGATCCGAGAGATCGGTACGGTTCACGGACACGTTGACCCTGGTCAAACAAAGCCCCGGGTCATGCTCGAGCACGGGTTGGAGCCCTTCGTGCTTCCGTCGAAACTCCAGGGCGGGGTCCCGAGAACGAAGGCCGTTTCCGACTACGCTGCTCAAGCAGCTGGCGTATTGAAGGGGGTAGGAACGGCAGCAGACCTCCTCCAACCGTCATCGGCAGAGAGGTTGGCAGAAGAGTATGCTATCGCCAAACAGCGCGGGTTGGGGTCTGGGGCGGCTCAGTTGGAGCACGCAGAGGCCTTGTCCAGGGCCCGTGAGCGCGGCGGGATACTCGAGAGGGATGCTCAGATGGAGAACCTCCAGGCCCAGGAGGCGATGCGAGCTGAAGAGCAGCAGCAGGCGCAGTTGAATTTCGCATTTGACCAAGCCAGGGCGAGAGCCTTGGGACAAGAAGTTGCCAGTCTTCAAGCTTCAGGGACAGAGATCCCAGACCCTCTCAGGCAAGCAGTTGGTGACGCCTACTAGGTAGATTGTGGAAAAGCTCATCAAAATAGGCTCCGGTGCTTGGGGCCCTGCTTGGGGTAGGCCGTACCACGTTGTTGGTGCAGATGGACACCTCAAGACAGCAAGCGAGAGCGAGTTCCATCCGAGGATTGCCCGCTACTTGTCTGAACAACCGTTCTCAGAAAACGATCTGGTCTTGGTCGTAGTCCCCTTGGGTTCCTTCGAGACTTGGGGATGCAACGTCAACGGCGACGCCTTCCAGAGGAAGTGGCTTGAACCAGAGAACCCGCGTTGGGGCCACAAGAGCTTTGAGACGTACGCTCGCGCTTACCAACACCACCAGAACAAGGTGATGGACCGAGGCTTTGGTACGGTACCGGTAGCCGTCTACGAGCCTCTCATGCACCGGGTGGAGGCCATCTTTCGTATCGATCGCGCGAAGGCTGAGAGAGTCGGGGCCGGGAGTGTCGTCAGCCGGCTGGATGCCGGGAAGATGATCGACCTCTCGATGGGGGCAAAGGTCAAGTACGACGTCTGCTCGATTTGCGGACAGCGTTCCAAGAGTACAGCTGAGTATTGCTCCCACCTCAAGTCCCAGATGGCCCAAATCCTTCCTGACGGTAGAGTCGTGTGCGCCTACAATCCAGAGCCCAGGTTTTTCGACTTGAGCTTTGTATTCGTGCGCGCTGCAAAAGAGGCTGCCATCCTCCAGAAGGTAGCGAGCTCCTCCGCCGGCAGGTCTATGTCTCATCTCTTGGAGAACTATGTCCCGCTTGAGCCCTCGGCGACATTCGAGAAGGCGGCTGCATCGAAGACAGCTAAGGTCAAACTCGCTGAACTCGAGAAGAGGTTTCCGGCAGTCTATTCCAAGGTCATTAGGCCACTATACCAGCATGAGGAGCCGTTGTCGGACGATCTCCTGGAACATCTCGCTGGATTCAGTCTTCCTCAAATCCTCGCGTCGACGGCAGCAACTGGCACGGTCCTTCGGCCTCGAGAGTTCCAGTATCTCTTCCTTCGAAGAAACGGCCATCCAAGAATGGCCTCCGAGCTACACCACAACGGACACGTGTTCTCCTGTGGGGAATTGCCCCTACTGCGGGACAGCGGGAAGTACCTATTCGACCCAGGCCACATCTCCGACGGCATCTTACGAAAATTGCTGGACTGGATGCCCCGCAGATCGGTACTACAGCCTTTCGTCAGCAAGCGTATAATCGTGGTGCTGTCTGGGAAAACGCGACCTCAGGAAGGCCCACTTCAAGAGACATCAAACACAGTGCTTGACGAAGTGGGTCGAGAGTACGCAAAATATATCAACGGCATGGCAGGGTTGCCCTCTTTCTTGAAATCTGCCATGTTGCAACGTGGAGACCTGTTTGATATCTTCGCAGCGGCTGATTTCGATCCCCTAGAGAAGGTATCGAGCTTCAAAGGCGACACACTGGTACCAGCGATGGCCATAATTCTTCCAACCTACCTCCTGTCGGCAAAGTGGAACGCCGACCGCAGAGCCGGAAGAGACCTGTCACTTCTCCAGAACTTCGTCGCCGACCACCCCCTCATTTCGTCTGTAGGTTTGATGACTGGTTATCACGCCACCGGCGCAAACAGGTTGTTCTCGTAGGAGCGACGCGATGCCGATCGACAAGAAAGCAGCGGCCGAAATCGGAAGTCTGATCGTCAACCGCAGTACTGCGCTGGCAATCATAGACGCGAACCGGGCCTTGACAAAGGAAGCGGCTCAGAGGCATTCTGCTGGTGTACTGAGCGGAGAGTACTCGGCAGCGATTTTTCTCGACGAGCTCGAGAAGATCGCAGCAGCGGAAGAAGCCGGGGTCTCGTTCGACGAGTTCAAGGCCAGAAACCCGTTGAGTCTGGACGATATCGTAAGGAGCTGATCAGATGGCACGTGAAGTCGACATCCTTCGTCGCATCATGGAGAACCTTCCGCCCGACCAGGGAGGTCCGACCAAGCTTGCTTCCTCCCAGATCGACGATCTGGTGAACGACGCCCTCGCGGGCCTCGGAAAGGCGGCCCAAGAAGACGAAGAGAAGAAGGAGAAGGAGACAAGCGAGGCGACCAACGGGTCGACCAGCGAGTCGAAGACTCCAGAGCAGAAGGCTGAGGAGAAGACTGCGATGGAGGGCGAAGTTCCTCCCGAGTTCAAAGCTCAGCAAGAGAAGGTCGAAGACAAGGCTGAGGAGAAAGCCGAAGAGAAGAAGGAGAAGATGGACGAGGAGACCAAAGAGGCCCTCGCATCCATCGGAGCTGCCTTCCTTCAACAGTATCCTCACCTGCTCGCCGACAACGATCGCCATGTCAAGGTGGCAGCATCGGCGATGGTCGCCAAAGACGAGTTCATGCAAAAGGTCGCCGCTGAGGCTCTCGCCGACGAGATGGCCAAGATCGCCTATGCCGAAATGGCAGGGGTCTCCTTCGACGAGTATTTGGAGAAGGTGGCTTTCGGAAGAGCAGCACGAGAAGCTGTAAGCGGGGCAGCGGAGAGCTTGGGTCGAGGAGGTAGACGCCTTCGAGACGCGATGAAGAGCCCTGCCGATTCTCCGCTGGCCAACGTCGGGTCTTTCGGATCCCGAAAAGAGCAGCTTCGAGGTGTATTGGGTGTCGGCGATGACGAAAGCATCATCCGCAGCTTGCTCAAGCGCCCGTCCACCTACTCCAAGGGTGCTCCCGGACTCGAGCCTGCTGACATCATCGGAGCTCGGAGAGCAGCTCAGCTGATCGGCGGCGGCACACTCGCAGCCGGTGGCCTTGGTACAGCAGCAGCTCTCAGCGGAGGAGACTGATGAAGCGAACCAGCGAAATCGAACAGCTCATCCAGGGCTCGTTGGTGCGTGCGCGGGAGAAAGTAGCTTCTTCCCAAGCTCGCCAAGAGCCAACGAGCGCTCCAGCTCCGTCCTTCGACGCGAGCGTGGATAAACTGGCGTCGGCGTTCGAGCGCCTCGCTGGGGACCCCCGCGCCCTCTCGAAGATCAGTGAGGTCGGTCCCAACACAGGGACAGACTCACCAGCGGTACAGCCGCCAACGGACGAGAGCCGGAGCACCATCGAAACCCAACCCAAAGACACGGTCGGGCCGAGTCCACATACCGCCCAGAGCGGTTCCGAGACCGAGCCAGGTACCGACGAGGGGCGGGACACGCATTCCGACAACGCTCCGCAGATCGCGACAGTGACGGAGACCCCCGCAGGGATCCCCGACAAGGTCGCTGCCGCTGAGAACGAATCGGCAACGTCCCCCCAAGAGTACGCTGCCGGTGAGGGGACCCCGATCAGCACCCGGATCCCATTCCTGGCGGATCATGGCGCAGTCCAGGCCTTCAAGAAGCGCCAGGCTGTCCAAGTCAGCAAGGTCGGTGTCCTGAGCGGTCTGTTCAACGAAGCCCCCTTCACGGATCCGGTTCTCCACCGGAACTTTGACAATGCGGAAGCCGCAGGGGTGAAAACTCGGGGCAGCTGAGGGAAGGACATGAACCAGTCAGGCACAAAAGTACAGGCCCTCTTCGCGAAAACCGCTCAGGTTCTCCGTACTCAGCAGGCGCAGATTCGCCAGCTCCGGGACGAGAACACCAAGCTCGCCGAGTGCAAAAGCGAGCACGATCGGGAGAAGCGTACCAGAGAGCTTGCCAAGAAGGCTGTCGATCGTGGTATCATCGACGGCGCGCATGAGAGCGTGGAAGACTGGGTCAAAGAGACCCTCGCTTCCGACAAGTCTCTTGATGTGGTCGAGCAGGGACTGGAGTACGCTACCGGCGACTTCTTCGGGAAGGAAGGGTCGGACGACAGCGACGACTCGACCGGTAGCGGTAAGATGGACCCCATTTCAAGCCTCGTGCTCGGTGGGGACTTCGACTTCGAGGACTGATAGGAGAACACAATGGCATTCGGAACTTTCCAGGTCTTGAACCCCGAGGACATCGCCGTCCGACACAATCGGAAGGTGGACCCGGTCGCCATCCTCGACCCGACGGCCGCCAACGCTCTCGAGCAGGGCGAGTGGCTTCGTCCCAAGGATGCGGTCAAGAAGACCCTCGAGCGACACGACGCCGCGGACGCCGGACCCAAGTTGGCCTATCCGGTCGCAAGCCCCAAGGGCTCGACGGATTGCCAAGCCCTGGGACGGTCCGAGATGTATCTGGTCTGGGACCACGCTCTCACGACCTGCTACGACGGCACCGCCTCGTACGACGAGGGAACACCCCTGAAGGTGAATCAGGTGGCTATCGGTGGGCAGAACTACTCTGTCCTGGTGCCGGCTGACACCGACAAGGACAACGTCGTCGCGATCGTGGAGAACCCACCCGACACGCCCACGGAGTACACTCCGATGCGCATCACGTCGGCGAAGTTCACCCTCTCGATTGCGTAGCGAGTAGGGGACAACCGTAGCATCTAGCTGCATGGAGTGAATTGATGAGCGCAAAGAACCCCGTACAGTTCAACCGGGCCTTCATGGCCTTCCTGGACAATGAGGAGGGGGGCATCAAGAAGATGGCCCAGGCCGGCCGCGCCTATGTGCGTGACCACCTGCGCGAGGAGTCCGCTGTACGGCGGATTCTCCCGCCCGAGAGGCTCGACCCAAGCGCACAGCGGGTCATCCCCAGCCTCACCAACGACACCCTTGTCGTCCGGAAGGACCTGGAACCTGGCTCGAAGGCCGTTCCCCTCACCTTTGGGGCACAGCCGGAGGCACGGATCGTCAGCACCAAGCGTGTGGACATTCCGCTGTTCACCATCTCGAGCGAGATGTTCCAGATCCGCGAGCAGCACTTGCTCGCGTACGAGGCTCCGGTCACCAAGCTGATCGAGGAGAACACAGGCAAGGACCTGCAAGAGATCGAGGACCTGGAATGGTTGACGTTCTCGCAGGCCGCCATCGTCTCCACCGGCCGCCGGATCCTCGGCGCGCAGGCATCGGCTGACCGCGTGGCCCACGGCGTCACAGGCGACCGCTTCGACATCGAGCGCCCGGACTTCGTCGACTTGGCGAACTCCATGCTCGAGGACGGGAACCGGAAGCGCCTCAACAAGATCTGGATGAACGACATCGACTTCAACAACTTGTTGAAGTGGACGGTCGAGGATGCAGGTTCACCGAAGCAGTCCGAGACTCTGGTCGAGGGCTACAAGTACGACAAGGTCCTCAACTACCTGGTCGTGCGGACGGTGAAGACCGATCTGCTCCAGACAGGGAACGTCTACGGCTACACCGAGCCGGACTTCCTGGGCTTCTTCTTCATCCTGAACGACGTCAAGTTCTACATCGACAAGATCGCGAACTTGATCCGTTGGCAGGCATGGCAGGATGTGGCGATCGCTATCGCCAACATCAGCTCGGTCGCCAAGCTGGAGCTCTACAATGGGCAGTCCGGCGGAAGCACCGACTCCGACACGCTGCCGGATGAGGACGACCTGTTCCAGCAGACGAACCCGGTGTTCGACGGCGGCCCCACCTATCCGCAGGTGGTGCTCTCCTAGGAGAGGTACATGGAACGGCGCTTCAGGATCACCAACGTCTCTGGTGGACGAGGGTTGGTGCGGACCCCGATACCCTTCGGGGCGAGCTCCAGCCTTCCGCCCGGGACACCGCCTGGGCGACGGCGTCGACTTGGGAAACGCGGTCGCCACATGGCGATTGTGACCGAGAACGCCCTCCGCCCTCTCGTACGGTATGCCAGGACTGGACAGCTCCTCGTCGAAGCACTCGACGGAGAGCCGCTGCCTGATTGGCTGCTTGCAACTACCAAGGAGACCGAGGAGGAGACTCCAGAAGTTGCCGAGGAGGTTGCCGAGGAACCTGTCGAGGAACCTGTCGAGGAACCTGCTCCAGAGACGACCACTGGGTCAGCGGAGGAGGTGGACAAGGCAGACCTTTTGGGAAAGGGCGCGAAGTCCGTCATCGCCTACGTCAAAGAGTGTGACGACGTCGACCTGCTCTGCGAGCTCCACGAGCTCGAGACGGACGGCAAGGCTCGCAAGACCGTGCTAGCGACCCTAGAGGGCCGCGTGGGAGAGCTGGAATGAAGGCTCGCAAGCCCATCCAGAATATCCAGGTTGCGGGAGTGACCATCAAGTACGGGGACCAGAAACCTGTTGTCGTGGACACTGACAAGATCACGAAGCAGCAGTGGGACTGGGATGGGAAACTCATCAGCATCCGGGAACTCCGCAACGGAAAGAGCCAGATCGTACGCCTGGCTTGAGGCTAGGCTATGACCCTCACACTCGATCCAGCCAAGACCTTCAAGTCAACCCTCGAAGAAGTCAGAGCTTATCTCCGGGACTACCCTGAGTTGAATAGGCTCCTGGATGCCGAGGAGACGTCAGACCGGCAGCTGAGATGGTACATCATCGAGGTTCTGGATGACTTCTCGGCTACCCCGCCTCCTCTGGGCACTCTGAGGCTCGAAAATCTGCCGAGGTCCATCATCCTCAAGGGTGTGGCGGCAGAAGCCCTTACTTCCGCCGCCGTATTGAACCTTCGCAATGCTTTGAGTTACACTGACGGTGGGTTCAGTGTTGATCTCGACAAGCACCAAGCAATGCTTGCGCTTGCGAACATCTTCAGGCAAGAATACGAAACGAAGAAGACACGTTGGAAGATCGCCCAGAACATCCAGCGTGCTCTAGGGCAAGCGACCGGGATACACTCAGAGTACGTCTTGTACTCGGCTGGGTATTACGGCCACTACACGTAGGAGAAGACGAAATGTCAGGAGTACTCGATTTCATGCTCAAGACCGCAGAGGAAGCCAGCGGTGTCGAGCCCCTGGAGAGGGATGAGCCGGAAGAGACTGCTCCCTCTCCCGAAGAGGTGGCCGACAAGGTAGACCTCAGCCAGCTCTCTGAAGAAGAGCTCGCAGCTTTGGCTGCAGCCGCACAAGAGCCGGATGAGTCTGCGCCGGAGCCTCCTGGAGAGGACTCTCCAGAGGAGCAGGCGGAGAAGGTAGCTGCCTTCCACGACTTCCTCGGGCGCGTCCAGCTCCACGGGTTTTGGGACGAGATGAAAAAGGTCGCCCAAGAGGAGGCCGAGAAGAAGGACGAGGGAGAGAAGAAGGACGAGAAGGAGGAGGAGGAGAAGGCAACCTCCACCGAAGAGATCGTCCCGAAGCTTGCCCACATCCTTCGCAGCATGGCTCAGTAGGAGGCTGACATGGCAAGACACAAGAACATCTACCTCGCGCCATTCAACGACTTCGTGTTGGAGAAGACCGCGAGTGCAGAGAGCGGGATCAGCAAAGTTGCTCGTTCGATGGTCTCTGGAGACACAGAAGAGTTCGACTCTCAGCTCTCTGACGAGGACCGGGCTTTCTTTGCTCTCAGCGACGACACGCGCGTGAAGCTGGCTTCTGGTATCCCGCTCGACTCCGACGACGTCAACCGGATGCCGGAGACTGAGATTGCGGCTCTGACCCTCCTTGGCGAAGATGCCATGTTCAAGACCGCTGCTTACATGGAGTTCTACAACGAGGCCGCCATGGCCGAGCAGCAGGGACGGAACTTGGCGCGGGCTGCTATCGGTCAAGAGAAGCTGGCTCAAGCCAGTCTCCTCGTTGAGGGCGAGAAGCTCGCCTCCGACCCGCGTTTCATGCGCAAGTTGGGCGCTCGTGCAGCAGCGGAGCTGAAGCGTCGCCAAGGCCAGTAGGTTATGCCGCTGTCTCCGATTGAGGAAGCGCGGGTACAGCAGTTCAGGGCCTCCGAGAAGCACAGGCCGCTGGAAGAGCGCGCGCAACTTCTCACCTCGGCGTCCCGGACCTTTGCCGGTAGCCCGCTCTCTTACGGCCTTTCAGAGGCCGGTAGGGGAGCTGTGACTTCCGGGGTAGGGGGCGCCATCCTCTTGTCGACCATGCCCCTCATAGAGGGCGGGATTCGTGCCGCGGGCGAGCGGGCCTACCGCAAACCCTTCGCCTCCAACTTGGGTCAGGCCATCGCTACTGCTGGAGGCGACGTCGACAAAGTCCTCCAACAAGCTGGTAGCGACCTCGAGCTCTTGTCAGAGCGTACGGGCATGGGAATTGAGGAGACGCGAGAGCTCTTCAAAAAGCGCGTGCAGGAGGCCTTTGCTAGAAAAGAGTTCGAAGAAGGCGCAGAGATAGCCAAGAAGCTCCTTCGACACGGGGCCCCCGAGCCTCTCGACGCTCCCGTAGGACGTATGGTTACGTCTATGGCAGCAGAGGAGGTAGGCGCATACAAACCACTCAAGTCGGGAGTCAAGTGGGTCCGGAAGCATAAATGGCCGCTGCTCCTGGGCAGCATGGGCGTCTTCGGGATGCTCAGAGGAATCAAACAGGTAGCTCGGGCGAATGAGGCGTCGAAGAGGTCTTTGGAAGAGCAGGCAAAGAAGCTCGAAGAAGCTGACATCGATATCGCCCTGAGAGCCGGTCAGCCCTCAATTGGGTCTATGGCCCTTCCCCTACTTTACATGTCGGCCACTGGGTAAATGGATGCTGGTTGTCAGGCAGATCAGAGTACGAAGCTTCTCAATGGAGTACTCGCACGTCGTTTGGCAGATCGAGCCCACCGCTGAGTCTCTTTCCGACTACGACTTCTACGTCCTCCGCTCTGGGGGCCAAGCCGGCCCCTACGAGGTAGTGGGGGGTCCGCTCGTTGACCAATACATCTGGAGGGACAATCGAGCCAGGGAAGGCCGCGTGTGGGCCCCCTACTACTACCGCATCCGGGTGGTCAACAGGGCTACTTCGGCAACGGAAGAGTACGGAGCCCGAACACCTGAAGAGGTCAAAGACGGTCTTGACCCTGGTGGCGTCAGTCGAGACCCTGACCCGCCCTTCGATGCGCGAGAAGCGATCTACAGGATGCGGCTCCTCCTGAACAAGTTCGGACGATCGGCCTACCTGTTCCAGCGGAGAGTCTTCGGGCAGCGCTGCTCGACCTGTTGGGACGAGGTCAAATCCGTACGCACAGTGTCACAGTGCCAAGAGTGCTTCGATACCGGGTTCGTCACGGGGTTCTTCCGCCCCATCACTACCAGGATTATCCTCCTAGGAAATCCAGGTAAGTCAGACCACCTCGACGGTATGCGTCGCAGTGAACCTACCCAGAAGCGCTTCAGGTTTTCCGGGTATCCCGAGGTCAAGCCCCAGGATATCGTTGTCGATTCCAAAAATGGTCGGTGGCGTGCTAATATAGTGGAGCCCTCTTACCGGGACGAGGCTCTCGTAAGCCAGGTTGTGACATGTTCTAGGGTTCCCAAGACGGATGTCGAATACAAACTCCCGATCAGAGGTATCGATCCAATCCGGGTCGATTTCGCGGATGAGCTGAACTTCCGCCCGGCCTACAACTTGGAGGCCCTAACAGAGAGGCGGAATCGGTACCATCCACCGGAGGTGTGATAATGGACGCGTACGACATGCAAGTCCTGGCCTTGGCGGCCGAGCTGGCGTCCGGCGGTGAGATGGTCAAAGAGGCCCTCTTCAAAAATCTCCTGGGCGGGAGGACAAGGGCGCTCCGCGGGCAGCTCAAAGGCATGGAAGAGTCGGCCTCTCAGTACATAGGGCAACAGTCACAGCGCGCTGCCAAACACCGGAAGTCTCTCGAAGACTCTGGAATTCTCGGCCGGATGTGGCACGGGGCCCGAGCTTCAGGGGCCGAGAAGAAGGTTCGGCAGGCCCAGCGAGTGTTGTTGAAGTCCCAGCAGGACATGGGTGATCAGATCTCCAAAGCCAAGGGGCAACAGCTCAAGTCCCTCGTAGGCATGGGGGTCTTGGTGCCGACCACATTGGTGGGTGCTCCGGCCGCTGCCGAATATGCCCAGAGCAAGGGCTGGCTCGGAGGTGGAGGAGGGTACTCATCGGGGTACGGATACTAGATGAGCACGGAGGAACAGAAGCAGCTGTACGGGGACTTTACCAGCGACACGTTGCGGCAAACACTTGCCGACTACATGGCTGGCCTCCCTGAAGAAGATCTCCCCAGTGAGGGGATCATCAATACCGTTGTGTTCTTCCTCCGAGCACTTTTTTACCACCTCTCTCTTGAGCACCCCTACAGGTGGGAAGGCGATCTCCACGGGCGGGAAGACGAAGATGCCACTGGTATCTCTATCGTCACCGAGTACCCCGTCAACAAAGAGGTCGTTGACAAGAGACCAGTAGTCCTCATCAGGATCGGTCCAAGAGGCTTCGCTGGCCATCACCTGGACCAGTTCAAGCACTTCAACGTACCGACTTACACCTACACGCAGCACGACCTCATCAATGGCGTGCTGACGGCAACTGTAATCTCTCGCCGCGGGCATGAGGCCCGTCGGCTGGCTGAGTGGGTTGGGATCAGCTTCCGTCTGCTGGTCAAGTTCTTGACCTTCGGAAGATTCCACTCTATCCACCCAGCGATCTCCTGGTCGCCGATTCAACCTGCGGGGGACTTAGTGAGCGGTCCCTCGGAGTTCGACTACAAACAGGCGTCGGCGTCTTTCAACTACTCGTGGGGTTGGACAGGCCGGACATCCATCATTCGCCCGACTGCGCAGGCGAAGGATTTCCGAATGACCATCATTGCATATGGGGTCTCTGCGCTTGACGGGAACAGCCCAGATGGTGGTATAGTCAACCCAGACTCGTTTACTCAACTGCTCGAAGAAACGGAAGAGTAGCACATGGCACAAGTAAATCCTTCAATCAGAGAGCCAAGCGTTGATATCTTCCAGCAGGTAGCGCCAACCGCAGCTGCTACTCCTCGTGTCGGCCTTGCTCCGGTTTGCATCGCAGCCAACTACTTCTGGATGCGGGCGCAAGACTCGAGTGGGAACTTCAACTCCGACGCTCTGATGGGCACCTACGAGGACGACGACAACACTTGGACCTACGCCCTACCGAATCTTGAGGATGGGTCGACGTTCGACGCGGATAGCCTCGAAGTCTACATGAAGATCGGGTCGAGCTCTCAGCAGTTCGATGGCCCGGACAGCGAGACGACTGTCATCGCCAGCACGGCGGACAGCGTCGCCCCCAACGGAGCCAACTTCGACCTCACCGACGCCATCCAGGTATTCACTGGGGCTGGCGGCAGTGGGATCGTTGCCGATGGAGACATCGACGGGGCCGACTATGTCGTCCGGATGGAAGGCACCGACGGGCTCGAGCACGACTTCACCATCGCTACCGTGTCGACGACAGTCCTTGAGATTCGTCCGACGGCCGGCGGGGTGAATCCGAGCAACTCGGAGCTCGACTACGAGGTCATCCTCAACCCGACCAAGTACGTCGTCAACTCAGCAGCAATCGCGGCAGCTCACCGAGTCAACTCGGCGACGGCCAGTTACCTCTTGGACACTGCCACTGGCGATGTCACATTCACGGCCAACCCTACCAACTTCCCGGGCAACGACGGAAACTCCATCACGGTGGACGTCCAGGATACCGGGTCCGAGACGATCGCAATCAGTGGGCGTGACATCGTCATCACCATTGACGCCGGCGTCACGACGGCAGCAGGCGTCAAGGCCCTGGTCGACGGGAGCTCCGAAGCCCTGTACTTGGTATCGGCAGCAGTTACCCAAGCTGGCACTGTCGATTCCGGTACTGCCGGAGCCCAGTCCTTGGCCGGAGGTAGCCACATCGTCTACACGGCTCCGACAGCTGGCGCGGCGGGCAATGCCAAGCGCATCCGCTACGTCAAGGCCACGAACCCCGGCGACCCCCTCGCTCTTCAGCTCAACGGGAATGACCTCACCGTCATCCTCGAGAACAGCGGAGGCAGTGAGGCGTCGACAGACACCGAGATCGCAGCCATCATCGCTGGCGACGCGACTGTGGCGGCTTTCGTCACAGCGACTGCCTACGGCGGGGCAGGTGTTCCGACGGCATCTCTGCTTTCGACCTACACCAACCTTTCCGGAGGGTACGACGCCAACAGCGTTACCGTCGACGCCAACTTGATTGGCACGGTCGGCATTACGGCTGAGCTCTACGTCGAGTATCGGGCCCTGAGCAAGCGGTGGACCAGCGAGGCCTCGACGGCCACTACTGGCAACGAGCCGCAGATGATCTCGGCTTCTGATGTCGACACCCTCGAGACTCTCGTCGGTGAGCTCACCGACGACAATCCCCTCGGCCTGATGATGTACCTGGCCCTCCAGAACAACCCTGGTGGGACAGTCTACGGACTCGGAGTCGACGAGGTCTCCGACCTCCAACCGGACGGGACGGACACAGCCTGGACGCGAGCCATAGACTTCATGAAGGGGGAGACGCCCTACTTCTATGCCATCGGCTCGCAGAGAGATTCTGTCCACTCCCAGTGGATCACGTTCATCGACTACATGAACGGTGATGGCGTGACCGAAGCTGCCGTAATGGAGTGCTTCCTCCTCATCAACAAGGAGATCCCATCCGAGACTCCGGACGAGCTCCTTGCGAACAAGGACGACGACCTCAACGGAGCAGGCGGAGGCGGTTCGACCTACACCGGGAGCGAGAACTTCTACCTCCTGGGTATCCAAGCCAACGACGTTCTCGTCATCGGGGACGGCTCTGCAGGAGAGACAGAGCTCCAAAACGGCCTGCTCGGGTACACCGTTGCAGCCGCTGTGGAAGGGACGCCATACACGCTCACTACGACAGAGGGAACTCCGCCGGCGGCCGTCAACGCAGATTGGGCCATCTACCGGGCAGGAACGGCCCTCTATGTGGGCGGTACGTGGCTCAAAGACTCGATGGCTGAGACCATCAATCAGATCAACGGCGAGATCTCGAACCGGAAAGTGTCCAGTACCTTCCCGGACAATGTGACGCTCACCGTCGACGGCGTTCAGAAGAACGTCGAGGGCTTCTACGGGGATGCTGCACAGGTCGGGCAGTGCTCGGCCCAGCCGGTCTCCCGGTCGAAGGTCCGCCAAACACTCACCGGCATCGAAGCGATCCGGTACAGCAGCGACTTCTTCTCCAACGAGCAGCTCGACGTCATCCAGGGCGGCGGGACATGGGTACGCCACGTGGTCGTGCCCGGCGGGTCGGTCCAGACGAGACATGCTCTCACGACCGACGTCACCTCCCCGCTCACCTACAACCCGACGAGCGCCTGGCAGGTCGACAAGTACGCCCGCCTGGTGCGGTCGGCAGTCAAGCGGACCTTGGGGTCGACGATCACGCTGTCCCTGCTCGACGACATCGCCATGAAGATCGACAACGTCGGCAGACACATGGTCGACAGCCAAGAGCTGGCAAGGGCATCTGTCGACACCATCGCACAGGGCGACGGTACGACCGCGCCGATCGACACTATCATCGTCGAGGGGGAGGCTTCGCCGTTGCAGCCCAACAACGGCATCCGCTTCTACCTGACAATCGCCAGTTCGTAAGAGGAGCTCCAGATGGCCAAGCTTCACGAGTGGGACTTCTTCAACCGGAATGTGCAGTCTGGTCTGACCGAGGGTCAGTACCTGGCTGCGCAGTTCACGCTGATCGCTGCGGGGCCTCCCAACTTGGCGTTCCTGAGTGACGCCAATACCAACAACGATGAGGACATCATCGGTGAGGCGCAGGACAACATCGTCTTCCCCATCGGCGTCACACAGCGGTTCGGTATCCAGCAAACCCGACAGCACGCCCGTGTCTGGGAGATCGGTTCGGAGAGATCCTACTGGATCTCGGGCCGGACTGTCGGCCAGATGAACCTCGGGCGGATGGTGTACCACGGACCCAGCTTGCTGCGTGTCCTGTACGCCTACTATCGGTCCACGGCGGCGGATAGCCGGTATGACTTCCCCGACCTCTTGGGGAACGGCACGACGGTCCAAGAGGCCAATGCCAACCGGAACCCGCACTCGATCCAGATCAGCCCAGGCTACAGGAACATCTTCCTGAACCTGGCCTCCGACCTGTTCAGCCAGACGGTCGGCCTGTTGATCTACTTCAAGGACTCGAACAACGAGTCCGTGTACGCGACCTACGCCGAGAACTGCGTCGTACCGAGTCACAACCTCGGCCTCGATGCAGGCGGCACGGTCATCCAGGAGAATGTGACGCTTCAGTTCGAGCGTCTCATCCCCGTCTACATGTCCAACTCCATCGCGGTCGCGGACATCGACAGCAGCCACAAGATCATGCGGCCGGCGGGGGTCTACACCGAAGTGAGCACCGGCCGTAACTACTAGGCCGTACTGACGAAGGAGAGTACCGACAATGGCAGTTGCAGACCATTTTGCAGGGTTCGAGCCGGTCATCGAGCTGGAGCCGAAAGCGGCCGTCTTCGAGCAAGTAGAGGGCCAGGCGTACAACCGAGCTGGCCGGGTGATCGAGAAGATCGTCACCGACATTCGCGGCGATGCCGACAAGGCTTTCCAGCGGCTGTCTTCCAACCTGGTCGACGACGACGACTTCGCCACGCCCCTGGGCATCGCCCTGATCGACGATGCGCAAATCAGTGTGGCCGCGGCGGACAACACCGTCATCCTCAGCGGCAACTTCAAGGCCGAGGCCGGCTACACCTCTCCCGTGAAGGGGGAAGTGACCATCGGCGCAGGCACTTCGGCGTTGACCTACACCGCTCGTGCTCCCGGCAACGGGAACAACGACTTCCCCAATGGGAATCGTATCCTGGTCTTCCACCGGGATCCAGAGGACGTCAATCAGTCACTGGGCGCTCGGACGGCCCTCATCGAGCTCGGCGGCCTACAGTATCGGGCCATCGTGATCGACCTGGCCACGGACGCTGGCGGTGTCATCACCACCACAGCCGACGACGTTGCTGCCCTGGTCGACGCCGACATGACCAACTACGTCTCCGTCGTATCCGGCGGAGCTGGGCTGGTCGCAGCGATGACCGACGGCGAAGCAGTGCAGCTCGAGGGCGCCGAAGGCGGGCTCTACGGAGTCTGGATCAGCGACTTCGAGGGCACGTGGACCTGGTGGCCGGTAGTCACCTGGACCGACACAGCCGTGACCCTGGTCGACATCGACGGGACGGCAGGTCCCTACGTGGCCGGCGGGATGATGGCTCTCATGCTCGTCGCCAATGGGATCGCTACCACAGCGTGGGCCGAGCTCGTCGCCTAGAGATTGGCTCTTTACCCGTAAGTCCTCTGGTGACCTCTCACCACGCCAGGTAGTAGCTATGCCCAACTTGCCAGACCAAGCATTCGCAGGAGTTTTTGCGAAGGTGGCGTTCCTCATTCGGGAGCCCTACGAGGGTCCCGAAGGCCGCTACTACGAGCAGATGATCGCCGACCGCCCAGAAGAGATCCAGAGGATAGCCCCAGAGGCAGACATTCGGGACCTCGAAGGGATGCCTTTGGCAATGCGTGAGCTGACTGACCCCCGGGAGGTAGGCCACGCTCAGGGAGACATCAACTCTCGAGTAGCCCGTACGACAGGGCTTTCTACTCTCCTCGGAGGTGCTACGGGAGCCGGTCTCGGGTCTCTCGCTGGGAAGTCCCGGCGAGGGAAGATCATCGGGGCTATCATTGGTGGGCTTCTCAGCGCCGGTGGTCTTGGTTATGCAGGTCACTCCATCGTCAGCAGACCCCTGTCTGAGAAAGCTGTACGCTCCATCGAGGAGCTAGAACCTTTCGATGAGTCGAAGTACCCCTACCTGTCGAAAGGAGCTGCCGATCACGCAGCTCAGGTGATCCTACGCCAGCAATTTGAGAAGCAGGCGCTTCTCGGAAAGGGGGTGATGGGCCTGGGAAAGCTGTTAGGTAAGGCCAAGCCCGGAGGGTTCCTCTCTCGGGCCGGCAAAGGGTTCAGAACAGCTGCTCGGTCTGGCATGAAAGGCTCGAAGGTCACAGGCACCCGGATGGGCGGCCTCAAAGCCGGTTGGGGAGCTCTCAAGCAAAACCCTGAAGCTTTGGCTATGACGGCCGGAGCTGCAGGTCTTGGCGCAGGTGCGGCAATCCTGTAGGCAGGCTAGTTCAAGAGCGGAAACTGTCCCGTATCGTACTTCCAACTCGGGTCGTTCCACACCGGCCACACGTCCCAAAGACCAGCCTTCTTTCCGATGATGGCAATGTGGTCTGTCCACTTCGGGTGCAAGCCCTTCTCTATGGTGACGACGACGGCGCTCTTTCCGGGTACGTGAGGCTCTTTTGTGAGGAAGTCGATGAGGTCTTGGGGCGGGTCTCCTTTGGGTAGGAGTACCCACCTCGTCGGCGAGAGGTGGTAGACGCACGAGGAAGCGTCTGCAGTAGTCGCCGAGTTGATCCAGGGGTGATGTGAGAACCACTCTTCCATGCGCAGAGTCTACCCGCAGTAGGGGCTAAGAACAAGGTCCCCCAGGTCCTGTTCTTTCTTCCTGCGCATTCACCGCAGACGGCTATTAGACGAATACCTCCACCGAGTGGCAGAAGTGCTTCGCATCCATCTGCTGCATCTCTCCGTCAGTGAACCTCACATAGGCCACTCCGGGCTTGATAGGCCCACGGAGGGGGAGGCAGATCCGGCACCAATCAGTGGTGCCGTCCCAGTTCCTAACCTTGTAGTTCTGGGTGGCCCAGAACCTCGTGCACTGGTTCTTCTCCATCAGCCCCAAGAGCACATCGATTCCAGAGGGACGCTCGTCTTCTGGTACGGTCCCCGTGCTGATCTCCCCGACAACGGCTTCAACGAGTCCTTCGACGCCAGTGGACAAAAAGCTCATCTCTCCTCCTGCGTGAGTTGTTGGCTAACTGAGCACCAGGGGATGTCTCCCCCAGGGACTTGGCCCCGACTGCCACACCAGTCTTTACGTCGTCACCGACAAGCCAAGTCTAGAGGTATGAACCTCACCTGATCCCGGGTTTTGCCTCTTCCTGAGACTTCGACTCAAGGGCCCGTATGTGGCGATAGGGCGTATCCTTCCCTCGGTCTCTCTACTTTACTTATACGGAAGCCGCAGTGTATCTTGGTTGGTGTGGTGTCTCCAATGGGGACTAGGGAACGGAACTCACCTCCAACGGGAATAATCAATGAACACGTCAGACCAAGCATTTTTCAGTTCCTTCGAGAAGATCGCAGAGTTCGACTGGGGCGCAGCCCTCGGCTCAGGTGCCCTCGGAGGCGGCCTCCTTGGTGGCGGGGTCGGTGCTGCCACGGCGAAGAAGGGCGGCGGGACCGGAGCATTCCTCGGCGGCCTCGGCGGCGGAACTGCAGGTGCCCTCGGCGCAGGTATGTTGACTCGCAAAGCCCGTCCGGAGACCCGTCTGGCCGCAATGCTGCTCGGGTCTGCCCTCGGCGGCGGCGCAGGTGCCGGATTTGGATCTTCGGCATGGAGGAACAAGTAGGTGTATTCCGAATACCCCACAAGCGCATACCTGATGAAGGTTGCTGCTACTGGCTCTCCTGAGCTGACTCGGAGAGACAGAGAGAGGATCTCGGCGGCTAAGACTCGGGCAGGCATGATTGGTGCGGGAGCTGGCCTCACTGCAACGATGGGAGGCCAGCTTGCTGCAGCACTCTCTGCTGGCCGGATGCTGCTTGGGGAGTTTGGGGACCGAGAGCTTAGTCCAGACGAAGTCAAGCGGATGGCCAAGAATATGGGGCTGGAGGGTCTCGAGATTACCCATGACGTCCCGGTCGGTGTTGGACCCGGAGCAGCTGGTCCTCACTACATGCCCAAGGGGTGGAATAAGGAACTCGGCGAGTACGTCTTCGTGCCCAAGAAGGCCGATCCTGGAATTCTCGCTCACGAACTCGGCCATGCCAAGGGGATGAAGTCTAGGGTTGGGCGCTTGTTCTCCAACAAGGCCAGCCGGCTGGCTTTCATGTCTTCTCCTCTGTTGGCTCTCGGTGGCGGAGTAGCCGCGGGAGTAGCTGCTCCAGATAGCGATTTGGCGGCCTATGGCCTCCCAGCGGCCTCTGCGGCCATGACGGCCCCGACTCTGGTCGATGAGGCCTCGGCGAGCATACGCGGGCATAGAGCATTGAAGGAGCTCGGGTACGCACCTGAAGCGCTAGCTAAATCGAGGAAGGCAATGGCGAGGGCTTTCGGTACGTACGGGGCAACGGCCCTCGCAGCCATCGCCGCACCAATCTTGGCGAGGCGATGGGCTCGAGGGCAGCACAAGGACATCGAGAAGATCCGACGAGAAGGGTAGTAAGACGACCTGCCCTGCTGCCTGATGTTACTGACAGAGCTCCTGGTAGCCCATCTGAGGGCCTCCCCATTCTACCCGACATACGACGTCTACTTCTCCGTCGGGCCTGATGGCGGACGAGCTGGAGGGGTTCTCGCCGTCGTAGAGCCGTCTCGTCGGACGACCCCCCGAATACTCGGTGACGATCTCTGAGATGAACTCGATCTCCGGGTCGAGCAAGAAGTACATCCGGACGACAGACACGTCTTCGGAGTTGCTGACGTACTCGGTGACGTCGTTGTTGACCCTCATCCATCTGATGTCGTCTCCCTCACACCAGCACTCCCCACCTTCCTCCCGAATTTCGGCGGTACATTCACAGGAATGACACCCCTCTGCCCACTGAGGGACATGTTCTCCCCCAACGGCCCCCGAGACGACTAGGACAACGGCAAGGGCAGCACAGCCAAGACCAACGATCAACGGTATGAGCTTCTTCATGGTGATTCTCCTGATTCAGGGTTGTAGGCGGAGCACCGGATGTCTCCTACCTACTTATACGTCCTCCAGGCGCCCCATGAGGTCCGGTTCGCCGTCTGTAGAGACGTACCAGTACACCAGGACTTCGAGCAAGCTCTCGGGGGTGATCTCCTTCTTCAGGGTGACGTCGTTCTCACGGGCGTGACGCTCGAGTCTCGAGCAAGCCCTCCGGAGGCCCGTGTAGCTCCTCTCCGGTATCCGGACAGTGAGCTCCTTCATCCTCCCACCCCGACGTAGGACATCGAGGGGACCGAGGATACGAATCTCCTCCTCGGTCGTCGTCCTGGTCTGTCGTGCTTTGCCTTTCAGTCCCACAATCTTCCCGATCTTGTCAAACCTACCGCCTTCTGAGAGTAACTTACCTTTACCTTGTTTGTGAAGTCGAACGACTAGAAAAGAAAATCGTCACTTACCTTCCCTTCCCCTCACGGCAAAGTTGACAAGTTTGGTAAGATTCTCTTACTCCCGTGGTAAGATTGACAAGTTTGGTATAAGGTCGGAGCAATCATACAGGAGGATCTATGAGCGATGAAACCAAAGAACAAGTCCCCGTTGATGAAGTCGAGGATGCAGAGGCCACCGACAACGTCGTGAGCTTTCCCCTGCCGGCGAGCTCCGTCTACTTGAACCCCTCGAAGGGCCTGGAGCGCCTCTACCACGCCGTCCCGCGGATGAAGGAGGATCCCTCCCTCGGCATCATGGATGGGCTCATCATCTTCTGCTTCGGCGCGCTGGATGATGAGGAACATGATGTGAATGAGGACGACATCGACGGCCTGCTGGTCAACTGGTGGCAGACCCCGGTGGAGAACCTCGAGGACATCTTCGTCGAGTTCCTGTTCAAGCGCGGCCTGGCTGCCATCCACCTGAAGAAGGCGGGGTTCCCCTCCGTCGGCGTGGGAAGTGGCATCCCCGAGCTCGACATCCGACCCTACATCATCCTCGGTAACCTCGCCTTCCGGGAGATGCAGAAGCGCCGGCACGAGAAGGACCCCAACGTCATGGACATCGACGATGCCTACGTCGTCTGGCTCGACGACGTGATGGGAGGTGACGCCGATGAGTACTGACACCCACCCAACCCAGAAGAGGAACCCCGAGGCCGACGAGATCTCCCTGGAGGACCTCGAGGCGGCGGCGGAGGTCTACGACAAGGTCTGCACAGAGGATGGGCTTCCACCCGCAGTGCCAAGAGAGTTCATCGAAGACTGCATCTACTTCACCCAGATGTTCTGCCACGGCGGGGTAGCTTGTGCTGTTCACGGGGAAGAGCACCAAGAGGAGATGAGGAAGCGCTGGCCGGTCGCGTGGATGCAGTGGCTCTTCGACACTGTTGGGGAGTTCGGGGACGCAGCTCCGACGAACATCAACTCTGAGGACGAGCTGGAGATGTTCTGGGACAGGATGGAGCCCGGCGCGCGGGTGAAGCACTGGGACCTGGTCGAAGGCCTGTGCCTCGACCCACACGTCTGCCAGCGGTTCATGCAGGAGAAGGTCGAAGCAGGTCTCGCCCGGCCGGCAGGTGTCCCAGGGAACTACATCGTCATAGGAGTGGAGAATGAGTAATCAACGACACCAATGGACCGAAGAAGAGGACCAGACCTTGTGCGAGGTCGTCGATACTCTCCAGGGGATGGAAGACCAGTTCAAGTACCAGAAAGAGTTCTGGTCCTCTGTGGCTGCAACGATGGCCTACAAATCGTCTCTCATCATCAGTGGGGATGCTTGCCGCCACCGCTGGCAGGGGTTGCAGCCTAAAGACAAGTGGGAGGAAGTCTCGGAGATGGCCGAGGCCTACGAACGTGAGCTGCTCGAAGACCTCGAGCACAATCTCAAGCTCGTCGTCGATATCGCCGACACACACCTGAAGGACATCCGCATGAAACTCGAGGCTTTGGGCGTCCAGGTCGGCTGGCTGGCCCACGAGCTCGGGTGGGAACAGAAGGACGATCCTGAGGGAGGTGAATGATGGTGTTGGTGAAGCGGGTGTGTGAGGACCACATCAACATCTCGGTCACTTGGGAAGAGGGGAAAACTTGTCCTCTCTGTGCCGCCTACGAGAGCGAGAACCTCCTCTTCGCCCGGGCGAAGGAGGCTGAGATTCTATTCCAACGAATCCTCACAGAGATTCCCGATTTGGGTAGCCGATTCAACAATACAGACATTGACGGGTGGGGAATCCAAGCGGCTATCGGACGGTGGCTGGGAGTCGAGGTCGAAGACAAGCCCAAGCATCCGCCAGGAAACTGGATCGACCACTTTATGGAGGACACGTGAAGACTGCAGAGGGCTGGTACCAGCTCGTCAAGGCGTGGCACGAGCAGCTGTTGGCAATCCCGGTGGATGAGCTGACTACGCTCGAGGCCAATATCTTGGAGGACATGAACAAACACCTACCAGACATGGAGAACCATGAAGATCCGATTTGACAAGGTCTGCGACGACTGTTGCAGCTGGGCTTACGACAGAGGAAGCCCCCGGAGCCGGGTTGAGTTCGTCAGGAACCCGACTCAGCTAGAGCGAGAGTGCTCTACCTGCAATGGGCACAAGTACATACTCACCAAGCTCGGCCGGAAGGTCTTGGAATTCATCGACCGCTGGAGGCCACAATGAGCTCAAGTGCCAAGGAGAAGGCCCTCGCCGACCTCGAGTGGGCTATGGATGAGACAGAGGAGGAACGCAGGGTACCTCGAGAGGATGCTGCTTCAATCCTGCTTCAATAGCTCAACTTCCACCGGATGATGGAGGCGAACTACCACGTCGAGTCCTTGGAGCTCCATGGGGATGGGTGTGTCGACCTTCGGGTCGTAGCCAAGCTGGATAGCGAGACTCCTCCTTTCGAACCCCCTCCCTGCGACAAGTGCGGGGAGGGGGTAGCCGTCGTCGGAGGCTACTGCTCCAAGTGCGATATCGCGGCCGAAGGGAACAAGCTCTGCCCTATCTGTGGAGGCAGAGGGATCCTCGATGACATCTCTGGGAACTCTGACGATTGCCCAGAGTGCGAAGGGGTTGGCGAGATCCCGGACCCCGACGCCCCCAAGTGTGTCTTGTGCGAGTCAACAGATGTGATGGGAAAGCCTCCGATGTGTGGACCATGCGGAACAGGGGGGCACTCATGAGGAGGTTCACCGACTGTATCGGGTGTAACTGGATCCGGCGAGAGCGTGGAGAGGACCAGCTCCCAGAGTTCTGCCAGGAGTGCGAGGACCTAAAAACAGAGGAGGAGAAGTTGATAGAGGCACTCAAGCTGCGGCGAGTTCCCAACCCTGATTGGGCAGAGGGGGCAAAACGCCAGCGCATCCCCATCACGATCAAGTGGACGTGCCCGATCTGCGGGTACGCCTGCTCTCGGGACCTCACCGACTGGCACTTGAGCTACCCCAAGCTCTCGCCCGCCAATGGAGATGCCCAACTTGGTTGGGATGACTGGTACGTGTGCTGCGACAACGAAGACTGCGGGACCGAGATCACCTGCCTCGAGTTGAAGGTCGAGGTCGACCTCAAAGTCCGGTGGCGAGAGGGTGCCGAACCCTCGGAGAGCTTCCCCTATGGGGTCGGGACAGTCGTGGCGGCCACGAAGCGCCTCGTAGAGAGCGAGACGAGTAAGGGCGATACCAACGTGGCCATCGACGAAGAACGGCCCTGGGTAACTCCCGACGACTTTATCCATGCCGAGTACGGCGATCGAGGGAAGATCTTCGGAGTCACCAAGGGAGGCAAGGTCAGGGTCCGCTTCGACAAGACAGGCACGACGAAGTTGGTGCGCGAAGGCGAGATCGTGAAGGTGGTGGACCCATGAGACCAAGCGCGACCATCGAATTCATGATTGAGCGGGACGATGAGGAGATCGAGCTCGTCATCGAGGGGGACATTGAGCCCTACGTGCCGGCAAAGCTCTCCGGCCCGCCCGAGAACTGCTACCCGGCCGAGGGCGGCTACGCCGAGATCACCAAGGTCGAGCCGAATGTCGAGCTCACCGAAGAAGAGGCGAAGCAGGCAGAGGAGAAGCTCTACGAGTCCTACGAGGAGGACTTCAGGGAGGCCGAAGCAGAGGCTGCCTGGGAGCGCTGGAAGTACGAACACGACACCAGAGGAGGCCCGTGATGCTACTAGGGATTGACGATGACACACACCAGGAGGTGGACATAGGGAAAGAGATTGAGACTGTGCTGATGTACGTGCTCTGCCGAGACCCCGACGAGGGGTCTGGGTGGGAGTCTGACCGTATCGGGAAGTGGAACGCCTACCCGATACTCTCCAACACCTGGAACGGGATGGCCATCCCGCACCCAGACATGTGGAAGCCCCAACAGATCAAGCTACCCAAGAGCGGCGTGTCCTACGCCAAGTACGTAGTGGACGGCAGCGAGGTCCGCTGCGAGATCTACCGAGTCTCTCCGATGATAGGTCCCCAGGGAGAGAAGGTGGGGGGCATTCGCACAGGCTGGATGTTGGAAGCTGTCCACGTCAACGAGTACACGAAGAGTATGACCGGCGGCGCGTGGATAGGGTGGGGCCCGAAGCGCGGCTGGACAGAGTGGGACCGCTTGCGACGCAAGTGGAACTTCTTCGACAACTCTCCCGAGGGCATCAACAACATCAAGGCGGCGTACTCGTTGTCTGTCGCTTTCGGGCCTCTGTGGAGAGCACGCATCTCCCTGGCAGGCTTGAAGGACACCTCCATAGACATGCCGCTACCCGACCTGGAGGCGGCGCGCAGGCTCATGCGTCTCAGGGACACCATCCCAGGGCAGAGGAGAAAGGCCCTGCTACATTGGGTACGGGAGCACCATCGTCGAACCCCGTCCGGAGGGCTCACGACGGTCCAAGAGCACCTTCGTGGCGACGGGGAGGAGATCAAGGTCGACGACTTCAGGATCTCGCTGCAGCCGGCGGCCATCAGCAAGTCAGCGTTCAAACAGTGGAAGGAGTCGCGCTCGAGGAGGGGGCGTAGCAAGAAGCGCAGGAGGCGCAAGTAGAGCAGGAGCGCGGGCCACGACAGCCCGCGCTTCTCTCTTAGTATAAGGGGGATAGCTACCCGGAGCTTAACCGGGAACCCGAGTGTAACAGGAGGACCATATTTTGGAGAGTCACTATGCCGAGAGAAACAATTGAGGGAGACCCAGACCTAGTTGAAGGGTTGATGCAGAGAATGCTGGGAGTGAAGGCCGTACCAATCGTCGTCATGCCGGGAGAGTATGGGAACAAGTACATACCCCTTGGCGGGAATGATGGCAGGGGTCTCCAAAACCGGGAGATTGACACGAGCCACGTCAAGTACCTGCTGGGAGTGTGGACTGACCTCCAAGGGAGTATCATCCACCTGCTTGAAAGAGCTCCGGCCGTGGACAACTACGAAGCCGTCTACAAGATCCTCGACGGCCACCACCGCCTCTACGGGACGGATTCAGTCAACGGCCCGAGCATGTTCCTTGCCATCATCTGGAAGTGGGGGGTACATCTCTACACTGTCCAAGAACTCCGAGCTCTCTACAACCACCTCAACTCTACCCGGGTGAAGCCGCAGAACTTCGATGATATCTTGCACTCGGAGTCGAACTTCTCACCTTGGCCTGCTGTCTTCGAGAAATACGACCTCAGGCCCAAGTACTCGAAAGGGTCGTGGACTCCATTCTCGTGGAGTTCCATCATCAAGGGCCGCCTCATCGCTGACGCGATCAAAGCCGGAGTCGGAGATGGAGCAGACCTGCTCGAGATCTCTGCTTCTACACCGTCTATCAAGAGGGCCAATAAGGATGGTGTGGTCATCCCGATGCAGTTGTGGCTCGAGGCTGATAATTCCGTCATCGACATGACGGCCCAGGCTTGCGCCAAGTGGTGGCCAATCGGGAAGGATTTCCACAAGACTCCACACCTCACAGCTTTCGCTGCCACGACGTTTGCGGCAATTCTGTTCGGAATGTTCGAGGACCGTGGCGTCGACAACGTGGAGCTCTTCAAGGCGCTGCCCAGGATCACTACTAGCCTCTCTCCAAAACAGAGAGAAGGCTTTCGCGGAATCAGCACCTATGGGCGCTTCGCCAAGTTCATCCAAGCTGTTCTGTGGGGGATGAACTACCGACGGCATGAGAACAACCACATTGTGTTCTATGGAAAAAGAGGCCGACCCCCAGAGGCCAAGTGAGCCTACCCAGCCCCGCCGAGAAACCTATTCTGGTTTCTCTCTTAGTATAAGGAGTCGAACGTTTGAATGAAGAACTACGTCAAGCCCAGGAGGAGTAATGACGACACGCGACGAAGCGAAAGAGAAAGTGAAGGGTCTCGCTGTAGAGCTCGAAGAGGCCGTTAAGGGGGCCGAGGGTCATGAGGCAGACGCTACCAAAATCCTCGACCTCATCACGAAGCACGAGACCCTCTCTGCGCGAGAGAAGGCCTTCTTGCTGAAGGAGCTGAAGAACTACACCGAGGCTGTCCGATCGCCAGTAGCCATCGAGTACGCAGAGAAGATCCTCTTGCTCCTGCTCAAGATGTTCGGGCAGCTGCTCGCCCCGCAGTGGGACCAGCTGCTGAGCGAACTCACGGGGATCCGGTCGGCCCTCTGGTCTTCCCAGTCCAACGGCATCAAGACGGCCTTCGACTGGCTCTCGGAGGAGATGGCGTCGATGAAGGAGTTTGAAGAACGCGGCACTGGCGAGATGCTTGAAGTGGCGAAGGCACTCCTCAGGTACAGCTTCGCCGACCCGCTGGCTGAGCTCAACAATCCTGAATCGCGTCTGGTCTCCGATGACCTGCTCTGGCAGCTCACCGATGCTGAGAGGGAGATCATTGGGAGTGAACAGATGATGGAGACGCTCCTCGATTGGATTTCCGAGTCCGACTTGCCCGAGGAGGGATCATGAAGATCCCCTCGCACTATGGCAAGATCCGGCCAAAAGGGCTTCCTGCCTCGGAGGTCCACTGGCCTCCTCCCATCGGCGCAGAGATCAGAGTGTTCTACGGCGAGGGCCGCTTTGCCAACAAGCTCTACCATGTGCGCGCCCACGTCGAAGAGTGGCTCATCGCCGCTTGCCATTACCTGTACGGACGGAAGCAGTGGGCCCACGTGTTCCTGAACGACTCGTGGTGGGAAACTACCCAGGACCGCATCACAGTAGTGCTACCGAAGGAGGGAGAAGATGAGGACGTGGACGTATGACGACGAGAGTGGGAACCTGACCGTCGACGTGGAATTCCCAGGAGAGGAGGTGGGGACAATCGAAATCAGATTCGACCAGATTGACCTGCACAGCCGAGATGATCTGGCCCACATCCTCGTGGAGCTTTCCGCTCAACTCCTGACTGCCGCGTGTTCGGCACTCGAGCTGTAGGAGGGCCTGTGAAGTTCAAGAGAGTCATGGCCCTCGGGATTGAGTGGGAGGTGTCTGACGAGCCCGACCCTCCCACACCTGAGAGGATAGGGCCAAGTCCCTGCTGCACCTGTTCCGATTGGGATGCAGACCAATGCGAGTTTCCCTGCAAGGCTCTCGGAGATTGGAAGCAGGGCAGGGTCTGGAATGAGTGTGACAAGTTCACGGAAGGCTTTCCGTGATGAGGAGAAGGAGATGACAGTAGCTAGAGACGTCGCCCTGGCGATCTGCCGGGTGAACCCAGATGCCGGCCAGCCAGTAGGGGAGGAGGAGCCTGTATCCTCCGAAGAGCGGGCGGAGAACCTGCTGAGGGGCACTCGGCAATTCGGCCCCTACATCGAGGACGGAGACCCCAAGGGGTGGGGCGGTGTGGTGTTCATCTGTATGGAGCAACACGGCGGCGATGACGATTGTGGCGTGCCCCTCGAGTATTGGGGCAACGGGATGCACCACTCTCTGGAGGCATCGGCCTTGCTTGACGACCACTACATCGAGTTCGTCAATGCGGCGGTCGCCGTCGTACACAAGCTGTAGGAGAAGACATGTCGAAGGCTCCGATGTTGGACCAGAACCTACGGGCGATGGTCTTGAGAGAGCGTGGAGACAATCGGCAGCTGGCGCAGGAGTTGATTGGGCGACTCTCGATCGAATCCAAGCGCCGGCTCCTGCAGATCTTGCAGGACATGAAGAACGAAACCAACTCCGAGCGCAGGAAGCGCAAGCGGGGACAATTCTGGTAGGGAGACATGACCAAAAACGAGCACGCAGAAGACATCAAGTACTACGGAAGGGAGAAAGGAAAGAGCTCCATCTTGCGTGGGGTCGAGTCCAAGCACAAAAGGAGCAGGCCCCTCTCTGAAAGGATGACCAGGAAGGAGTACCTGGACCAGTGTAGTGGAAAGAGCTCTCGCACAAACAGGGACAACCACCTGTCCGGTCTGTTCGACGGAGACCTGCCGAAGCCAGACTACCGGAAGTGGTTCGCCTACGCCTACTTCAAGGAGAAGATCGTCAAGCCTACCAAGGCCCAGGAGATGCAGAACGAGGTCGGCGTCGTCGAGACGATCCGCAAGGACGGCATCACGCTGAAGCGCCTGGTCGAGTTCAAGCCTGAGAACTACGGGGAAGAGGCAGAGCCACCAGATGTGAACCCGCCGCCGGTCGAGGAAGTGCCCACTGCGGAGCCGGCCACGGAGCCTATCCCAGACCCGCATCCCACTCAGGAGGTCCTCGATCTCGAGGAGGTCGTAGGCGTGGAAGAACTGCCTGACGATGACGACGATGACGACGACGTCATTGCCGATCCTGAAAGGCTCTCCGAGCTCGAGGCCGGAACGAGGACCTGTTTGAAGTACTACGACCCGAAGGACGAGTACGAAGGCAAGCTGGTCGCCGATATCGCCGTCGCACACTGGCGGCTGGACAGCATACTCGAGATGGAGCGAGAGATTCTGTTGGGGAAGGCCGTTCCAGCTCTCGACCAGCTCGGCAAGAGCCTGTTGGCCTACAGGGAGTCTGCAGAGCGATCGTTGCGGCACGCCCTTTCGATGTTGGAGATCGCGCGTAAGGTGAGGAGGTAGTAGATGATAGCACCAAAGGTACTCCATCTCTTCAGTGGGCTCGGGGGTGGAGCCCTTGGGTTTCAGAGAGCCGGCTTCGAGACTGTCGGGGCCATAGACAACGACGTTGGAGCGAGCCAGGACTTCAAGGAGCTCGTCGGGTTTGAGCCCACGGTCACGGACATTGCCAGGATGACTCCTGTCGAGCTCCGAGACGCCTGCACGGACCGCCCCGATGTCGTCTTCACCTCGCCCCCGTGCAAGTCGTTCTCGGCCTGCTTGCCGGCGAAGATCGCCGATACCGAGAAGTACAGGGAGATGAGCGCCCTGACTCTCCACGGGATCTGGTTGGCCCTCGAGGCCTGGCCGTTCCCGCCCTACCTCATCGTCATGGAGAACGTTCCGAGGATCCTCACCCGCGGGCGGAAGTGGCTCGACCAGATCATCGGGCTTCTGCACGCCTACGGGTACGCAGTCAAGGAGACAGTCCACGACTGCGGTGAGCTTGGGGGGTTGGGGCAGCACCGCCGGCGGTTCCTTCTCGTCGCCAGACACATGGAAGCCGTCCCAGAGTTCCTCTACGAGCCTCCGAAGAAGCCCGTGCTCAGTGTCGGGGAGGTTCTGCGCGAGCTACCGGTCCCCCTGCCAGGTTCTACGGCCGGCGGACCGCTGCACGCCCTCCCACGTCTATCTCCGCTGAACTGGGTGAGGCTCGCCCTCATCCCTCCAGGGGGAGATTGGCGGGACTTGCCACCAGAGGTGGCTCTTGCGCCTCGGTCGGCGAGGCAGAACGGTGGTTTCGGGGTCAACGACTGGGAAAGGGGCTCCCATACGGTCGTCAGTGAGGGCTCGGTGCGCAATACCTGGGCTTCTGTCGGAGATCCGCGGCTCAAGTGCGCTCCTCGTAGCGGTGTCTACGGCGTCCAGGACCCAGAAGAGCCCAGTGGGGCCGTTGTTGGCTCTGCGAAGATGGACAACGGGACCTGGTCAGTCGCTGACCCGCGAGTCGGTTGCAAGAGACGGGAGGGCGGGCACGGGGTGACCTCTTGGGACGAACCTTCGACGGTCGTGATCGCCAATGGGAGGATCCACAACGGCCCATGGCAGGTTGCGGACCCGAGATTGGGCTACTCACCTCGGCGAGGGACGATGAGAGTCGAGGATTGGGCTACACCATCACACGTCGTCATCGGCGACAGTCGGGTGAACAAGGGTCAGTCGGTCGCAGACCCGAGAATGCCCCTCATCGAGGGCCCGCCAATCGACTTGGAGACCAAGCGACCAACCCACCTGATCATCCGGGCCTCGGATGGCACATGGCACAGGCCGATGACAACGCTAGAGTTGGCTGCCCTTCAGGGTTTCCCGATTCGGGAAGGTGATCAATGGCTCAAGCTCGGCGGGCGTAGTCACGCTACCTGGCGGCAGAGGATCGGCAATGCTGTTCCTCCCCCAACAGCGGAGGCGATTGCGAAGTCGATGCGAGAGACCCTCGAGGCAGCTTCGTACGGCGTAGACGGTATAAGTGGTGACGGACCAATTTGGGTTCGCACACCTACGAGGAGCCACTATGCCGTTGAGAGAGAAGGATAGGAGAAACGTCGAGTACTTGATGCGCAGCCTGGCCTTCGGCGAGACACTTGGTGAGATTGCCAAGATTCTCGCCGTAGGCCGTGGCGTAGCCAAGCGGATCGTGGATGCCATGGTCGCAGGCAAAGTTTTACGTCGGTTCGAGTTCGAGGCCTACCCGGGCGCCAGGAAGAAGGTCAAGTACAAGGCCAACGACTGGGTCACTGAGGAGGAACTCGAAGAAAAGAAGGAGGAGTTGTTCATGCAGGAGGAGAAATGATCAAGAGAAACCCTGATCTACAGGGAGGATTGGACAGGTTGGCGAAGTCTTTGGGGGTTCTTCCCCAGTCTGAAGCTGAAACCATGGGAGTTTGCCCGTTCTGCCGAGAAACCGTCGGCGAGTTCAGAGATGCCTTGTGCCGTCGCGAGTACGAAATTACGGGTATGTGCCAGGCGTGTCAGGACCAGCACGACGCGTTGGCTGCGGAGATGCGGGAGGGCAGGGAAGCGGCCTGCAGGGCCCGTGACGCTGCGCTAGTCGAGAGGGACGAGGGCTTCTAATGCGAGGTCGTCATCGTGAGCCTGTCGTCCAAGGCCAGGGAAGACGCTTTGTCGTCCTGCGGGTACGAGTTCGACAACGAGGAGAACATCCTCACTGAGTCGGGGGAGCTGGTGGTCGAACGAGGCCAGGAGCTCGAGTGGAAGTGCTGCCTGGCCGATGCTCTGCTGGGCTATGGGGCGAAGGCAGTCCTCCACACGATCACGTCTTCCCTCCCGGTAGAGGACGACGAGGACGAGGTCGCCGAAGAGATGTTGGAGACGGCCTACATACAGCTCCTGCATCTCCAGTGCAAGCCCCGGGAGCTGGACGAGAAGCTGGCAATGCCTGCCAACAAGCTGGGAGCCACATTCGAGGACTTCCTAGACGGGGACTCTCTCGCTCCGCTCAGGCAAAAGGCGGCGGATATCCTCTGCGGCAAGACAGTCGATCTCTCGCCAGAAGAGAGCATCCTGCTCAAGATGTATGGAGCAGCTCAAGGACAAACCCTCGGCGGGAAGGTGGAATCTGAGCTCGCTGTAGCTGCTGTCCTCGTCGAGGAGGAGTAGTGCACCTACTAGCCGGATACGCCCACCCGCCCATTCCTGTAATCACCCGCCCAGACAAGAAGTTCGTGTACGAGACCTCCTGTGTCAACGCCAATGGCGACGACATCAACGAGATGCGTGACCATGATGAGTGCAGAGAGGTCTCCTACCGAACTATGCGCCGGCGGTGTGCTGGATTGCGGGAATGGGCAAAGTCGATGGGGTACGATCGGTGGTTGCCCCTCTCCAAAGACCCGTACGTGGCCTACTACCGATCCTTCTACAAGGGTCGTAGGTGCTACTACCTGGTCTACTCGGCGATCGAATTCATTTGGGTTGAGGAGGTCACAACGATGGAGGAGTAGTGATAGACAAGTTCTTCGAGAAGGTGTCCGGATCGAAGCCGGACGAGTGTTGGGAGTGGACTGCTTACAAGGACAAGCAGGGGTACGGCCACTTCAATTTCCAAGGAACTACCAAGCAGGCCCACCGGGTCTCCTGGTTCATCGAGTATGAGGAGTGGCCCGAGGGCGAGCTCCACCACATCTGCGAAAACCCCAGCTGCGTCAACCCGGCTCACTTGGAGACCAAGGAGCACTGGGAGCACACACGTGAGCACGGGACCAGCCCGGTAGCTATCAATGCGTCCAAGACGCACTGCATACACGGGCACGAGTTTACCCCCGAGAACACCGCCACCCCTCCGAGCGGAGGGAGAAAGTGCAAGACCTGCCAGCGCATTCGCCAGGAGAAGTACAAAGAGGCGAAAGCCGCAGTGGCCTACAGAGGAAAGCCCTCGGCTACGCAGTTGTACATGGAGCTCAAGCTCGGCGGCAGTGCGCGGGCAGTGAGCATCATCTATGGCGTGTCTGACACGACCATTAGGAACTGGGTGAAGCGTTACAAGAAGGAGGGGATATGGCCGGAGAGCTAGAAGAGGGGCATGACCATGCGCCAGCCCACCGCTGTTCGACCGACCATACGATCTACGAGGTCTGTCGGTGCGGAGCGACGAGGGTCTACGGTATAAGAGAGAAACCGCCGCAGGGCTGGCATACGTGCGAGATCTGTACACATCCATGGGGGAGAGATGGATATCGAGAAGTACCTGAAGGGGCAAGACGAGCGCGTTCTCCAACACATCAAGATCGCCCGTGCGGCCCTTGATTCCCTGGAGAGCTACATCGAGGCCGGCTGCCCTGCCAACTTCGAGTTCAACTTCGACCCCCTCATCAGAGCTACGGAGAGGAGAGACACTCTGCTCTTCATGTTTCAAGGAATGGAGGAGGATCCATGAGTAGACCTTGGGAAGTGAATCCCGAGAACTGGCGTCGGTGCATCTTCGACCCCGGCCTGTTCCCGAAGTGGCTGCGAGAACGAGGGGGGATCGTCGTGTACGAGAACCAGCTCCTCGACAGCTCATCGATGGGGAACAAGACATTCATGCCGGCGAAGTTCTACGCCGAGGGCCATGTGGAGCTCCAAGATGCTCCAGAGCAGTTCTCGCCCGACGGGAACTGCTCGACTATCCAGGTGAAGGTCGACCACATCACCGTCGATGAGTACGGAGGCGATCTGGACCTCATCATCGGGAACTGCTTCAGGAGGGGCGATGACGGGTGACCCGACAGAATTCGGAATGACACCCGTGGAGATCCTCCATGGGGCGATCGACGACCAGGTCAAGAAGAAGAAGCTTCGGGAGGGAGCCCCTTGTCAGAAGGGGTGCAGCTGGTGCTGCTACTTGCGGGTGGACTGCTGCCCAGAAGAGGGCGAGCTCGTCGCCGAGTACATCAAGGGGCTCCCGCGCGATCTGCGTAGGCGGCTCAAGAAGGCAGAGCGGAAGTGGCTCAAGGTCCATGGGAAGGACCTCGACTTCAGCCGCTACCTGAAGCTACTGGCTGCTGGCGAGATCGACCCAGAAGTGGTCGAGGAGCTCGTCGCAGACCTTTCCCAAGAGCACTCCGACCGGGCGCGGGCGAGGAATTCCCCATGCCCCTACCTGGTCGACAACGTCTGCGCCATCTATCCGGTCAGGCCGGTGCCTTGCCGTGACTGCTTCCCGGCACCAGGGGCTACGGCCAAGGAGTGCGAAGACAGAACCGCTCCCCTGACCAGCTTCGAGTTCGGTCAGGTCGCAGCTGGGTGCAACAAACTCGGCATCAACTACTTGGACCAAGCAAGGCTCCCGGACCAGGTCCGCAGAGCCAGGGAGAACCACAACTGTGAAAGCCGTGAAGGACAGGCCCAACAAGGAAGCCGAAGCCATACGTGAGCTCGCCGCCAAGATCATGGGGTGGGATAGGGAAGACGTCGACACGTTCTCCTTCCAGATGTTGAAGGAGATGCTGCGGGGCAAAGACCACCCCGACGTCGAGCGGTGCATCAAGGCGATCGATTGGGGTCTCGACCAGACGAACCCTCACCCGCTCTGGTTGGGCGAGCCCAGTAGAGATCCCAGGGCGTGGGAGGGGGATCCCTCAACGTGCCGGCGGAACCACCCAGACCCTTTGGAGAAGTACAGGAGGTAGCATGCCAAAGTGCACATGGTGTGGAACGGAGACAACTACGGCTGGTTGTCCGAAGTGGAACTGCCCCTCGAAGGGAGGGGTAGAGTCTGGTACGGTCACCATCAAACCAGGCATCCCGGAGCAGAAGGTGCGAGAAGCGCTCGACATCGCCATGGCCCACTTCGGTGATAGGCGAGAGAGGGCGCTCGGACTCATCAAAGCACAATCCGACTTTCTCGGGCTCGAGCTGCCCGAGAACTTCGGTGAGGAAGTCCCTCTCTGTGCTCACTGTTGGAAGCCGGCGGAGGGGAACTACTCCATCCACAGAGACGGATTTGGCGAAGGCCCCGAGGTGCCGCTCTGCGATGCCTGTGGGGGTGAGGAGACGCCAACCTGCGAGGACATCTGGCACAAGACCAGCAAGACGGTAGAGCCTCAGACGAGCATCTTCGTTTGCGGTCCGCAGTGCCGTGAGGGTGAGGAACACGACTTCTCGGAGCCCTTCACCACCTACCACCACGCCGGCGGGTCGAGTCACGGATACCTCTGTACGAAGTGCGGAATGAGCAACATCGACTTCAGCCTTTGGGCAGACGAGTAGTTGGTATAAGTGTGGGAGCGAGATCACAAGTAACACCTAGACGCAGACACGGCTGAGGCTGGTGGGGTTGCAACCGTCAAACCGAATGGCCCATCGGGCAAGATTGCCAATCTAGCAGAAAGGCGGGGATGAGGGGCGCCGCCTCGTAACCCAATAGCGCCAAGACTTGGGGTGGGTGGGGAAGGGTCCCCACCTCGCCCCGGTCGTTTTTTAGGAGGAGGAGGACCTATGAGTACGAAAGACATCTACTTGCGCAACGTAGACACAGAGCTACTCGAGCAGCAGAGGAAGATTCTGTCACTGCTCATTGACGACCAGATCGACATCTCCGATCCTGTGGTCATCGAAGACCTCAAGGGGATCCGGAACCTGTTGGACAGCATGTCTGACGGGGACTGGGTGTTGCCGAAGAGGGGGTTCATGAGCGTGGAGCTCGACAGTGGGAGGACCACACAGGTCACTGTCCACCCAAAGACTGGTCAGATCATTGTCGACGTCGCCATCCAAGACAAGGATGGGGACTGGTCCGGCAATGAGTGCGTTCGCATGAACCTCAACGAAGTCGACCTGTCCCACGTAGAGGTAGAAGGTGAATAGGCGGATCAAGGTCAGGATGGTTATCGAGTTCATCTCAGATGCCAGTTCGGTCATCGGGGCCTTGGACGGTTTGCACGTCGAGGTCAGGAGGGATTCTACCTACAGCTCCATGCCGGCCGAGGTTGTAGGGGTGTCTGCGACAGAATTCGAGGAGAGGCCGGCCGTGGAGCTCCATCCGGAGATAGCTCCAATGGAGGTGCATTTTGACGAGGGTGAGATGTCCTAGCGAGGACTGGGATGCGTACATGACGGCCGAGGAGCAGGCGGCGATGGGGAATTGCGCCGACAAGCTCGAGGCCCTGTTGAAGACAAAGGCCGGCGGGCGCAACCCGAAGTGTTGGCGAATAGCCAGCTTCGATTGGAAGGACGCAGACCTGGAGCCTGAAGGGTGCGGCGGCATCAAAGAGCTCCGCTACCCTAGCGAAGACCAGATAGACTTCGTCGTCGGGTGCCACAAGACTATCTGCCCTACGAGGGAGGACCTCATGGACGTAGCGACCGACGTCCTCATGGACACGCTCAGTGGATTTTGGGTCGAGTGGCTAGATGACGAATGGGTCGTCTCGACGAAGAAGACGCTCACGACGAGCTGGGCCTTCGACGACTACAACGAAGTGGATTACGACCAGACGGCAGAGCAGATTCTGAGCTTGGCTTCCGAAGCGCTCAAAGAGTTCCGGGAGCTGGCGGCCGAGGTCGACAACCTATTGGAGGAGTTGAGAGATGTTGAAGAATGAGGGGTTCAAGCAAGTGCCCGTGCTCTACGTAGACCTCGATGACACGATCAGGAAGGGCTACTCGACTACAGGAAAGTGGGTCAATGGGCCGGGAGACGTTGAGATCTTCGAGGAGGTGCCGGGGATCCTTCGGCAGTTCCGGGAGGCCGGCTGGAGGATCGTTGGGATCTCCAACCAGGGCGGTGTTGCCATGGGCCACATGACCGAGGAGGTGTGCCAGGCGGCGATGAAAGAGACCCTGCGACAAGCAAAGTACATGGACGGGGTTGAGTGGTGTCCGCACTTCCCAGATGCGGAAGACCCCGAGTTGGCCGTGTGCTGGTGCCGTAAGCCTCGGGCAGGGTTGATCGTCCAAGCAGCTCTGCGCCTGGCCGAGAAGTACAAGGGGGAGGCCTACCCTCCGCACTTGGCGTGGATGATTGGCGACAGGCCTGAAGACGCAGGGGCCGCCGAGGCTGCCAACATTTCCTTCATGGACGCAGCCAAGTGGCGAGACGACGGATGGAGAGAGCTCCTGGAGGGCGTTCATGGATAGCGGAAATGCGCGATCTGTCTACGAGGATCACCTCGAGTACTTGTTCAAGATGCTTATGGAGAAGGCCACGACGGAGTTCCCATTCTTCGATCTCCCTTGGGGGAAGCGGTCCAAGATCGAATGCGCACTGACCCACCCCGAATTCGAGGAGGTTGATTCCAAGATCAAGGAGCTCTGGAAGAAGGCCGCCGAAGTCTTTGAGCGGGCCTTGAATTGGAGCAAGCGCACGGGGGGTATGTCGGAGGAAGAGGCCGACTTGGGGTGGAAGGTAAGAGCCACCTACGCAGAACCTATCTACATCGATGCGTACCCGGACGAGAGCTACCCGCTGCGAATCCTGGAAGCGCACCTCGCCATGCAAGAGGGCACATTCGTGTCCGACAACACCGCCGGCGACCCGCCGGAGAATCCCCTACTGATCGAGATGAACAAGGCTAGCAAAGAGAGGGCCGAGCTCTTGCGGAAGGCAATCGCGAAGCTTTCCGCGGAGTGAGAGGTTCGTGGGTCCGGGGTTACTATCTATCCCGGACCCCTCTTCCTTAGCATCGGCGAATCGGGTATAAGTCCTAGTTGCTCTAAGAGAACTTACCAGGAGGAGATCGAAATGAAGTTCCAGGTGACGAAGAGAATCCCCGCATTCCAAGAGTTCGTCCAAGCCATTGCCGACAACGCCGTCGGCATCTTCAAGGCGAGCCTACCACCGGAGGTGCAGGGGACCATCAATATGACCGAGGCCATCTTCCACGGGCAGATGTTCATGCTCGGTACGGCCGCAGCAATCCTCAGCGACTTGTGCGACAACGCCGAGTTGTCAGAAGAGGAGGGGGCCGACCTCTTCATGATGTCGTGGGGAATCGACATCGAGGAGACAGAGGCAGCTGAAGTCGAGCAGTTCAGGACCCTCTGGCGTTCATTGAGAGCGCTGCCGGGAGAAGTAGCAGTCATAGAACTCGGAGAGACTAAGGAGAAGGAGGATGAAGGCGACCGTAGCGACGTGTAAGATCAAGCACGCTGTCCAGGGTAAGGTCCTGACGAGAGCCCGCCCCCGCGCTACCCTCAACAACAAGACGTCCTGCGTTGCCCACCTGGTCATCACCATCAACTTCGAGCCGGGAGAGAGGCTCGACGACCACTACCTCAAGGAGTTGACTCAGCGCGCTCTCGACAATGAGATGGGGGGAGTTCCTGACGGGATATTCAACGAGCTGGAGAGGATGGAAGCTGCCCTGGCGCAAGAACGAAGGCGGTTCAGAGATCTTACCGCACATCACCAGAATGGGATGGCCCTGCTCAGGCAAGCTGACCAGAGCATCGCTCGGGCACAGAGGGATGTTGCGGAGATGCGGGAGGGCAGGGAAGCGGCCTGCAGGGCCCGTGACGCTGCGCTAGTCGAGAGGGACGAGGCGCGGGCTGAGATGAAGAAGTCTGAGGACCGGATGAACATGATGCTCGGAGTTCACGGTCTCGAAGATGCGGAGAACGAGCGCTTCGCCCAGCTCGAGTTCGACGATGAGCGGATCGACGCTGGTCGAGAGGCCAGGGAGGAGGCCCGGAGACTCGAGGCTGAAAAGGAGGAGCAGGCAGAACGCGAGCGCCTAGCACGCAAGAAGAGGGAACGAGAACGTGCTGAAGCGCGGAAGCTGATGGGCGATAGGACAGCCCAGCGGGGCAGTATGTTGGAGTTCGACGACTGACCCGTATAAGTGAATGAACCAATTCCAGGAGGAAGCTATGACAGAAGCAGGACAAGAGTGGAGACCGCCATTCCCACTGGACGATGAGCTCGTCCGAAGAGCAGAAGAGTGGCTGGAGTCTAACCACGACGGCCGTGGGGAGCCGGAGATTCCCAAAGCGACCTTGATCTTCTTGCCGTTCACCAGAGCGGTTGCGTTGATTCCGGGTTGCGTTATCCCAGACCCCATCATTGCGAGGTTGAAACACCTCGCGTGTGAAGAGTTCGTTGGCCGTGTCGAGTACGGGTCGAAGAAGCTCGGACGTGAGCTCAACGACAGCGAGCTCTCCAGGATCATGGAAATCCTCAGAGCTCGGCTGCGGTCAACCATGGAAGAGCTCAACGGCCGGCACCTTCTGCTTGACCTCTCCGACCGCGAGAAGCTGGACGTGGCGATGGCTATGGACATCTTCACGGTTGTGGAGGCAACTTTCCACAATGTGGAGAAGTGTAGTAGCTGCAAGTCCAAAGCCATCGAGGAGGCTGAGGAGGAGGTCGGCACGTGTGGGAAGGCGATCGATATGGAGCTGGCTGGGGTCGGGGAGCTGGCCCGCGCCTTTGCCAAACATCTCGACCGACTCTGTGAGAGTGACGGCGTCCTGCTGACGCGGCTCGTGCTACTGGAGTCAGTCCCGTACCTCGACCGCATCCGGGCATCTTCGCTCACATCGATAGCCATCGACGCTCTTGATGGTATCCTGGAGAAGATGCAGAAAGAAAAGCTCACCGCTTTGGCGCAGAGGGCCAAGGACGAGGGCTGCATGAACTGAGGTGTGCCGATGCAGATGAATACCCAATCAGGGATCGAGATCTCCTTTGGCGAAGATCTCGTCATCGTCGAGGAGCTCGATGTCTACGATATCGCACACGCGTTGTCGAACATCTGCCGATTCAACGGCCACTGCCGTGAGTTCTACTCCGTCGCCCAGCACTCTGTCCTCGTGAGCTACCACTGCGAGAACAAGCTCGAGGGATTGATGCACGATGCTCCTGAGGCCTACCTCGGAGACGTCATCGCTCCCCTGAAGAGGGTGCTGGGCGACGTGTACGCACGGCACGAAGCCAGCCTTGCTCAGGCAATCCAGGTCCACTTCGGACTCGAAGACTGGGACCACCTGCCGGACGTCATGGAGGCGGACCAGGCTGTCCTAGCGGCTGAAGTGAGAGATCTCATGCCGCCTCAGTGCATTGAGTGGGTTCCAATACGAGGAGTAGAACCCATCCGGCGGCAGATCATTCCGCTACCGCCCCTACGAGCTCGGGAAGCCTTTCTCAAGAGGTTCGGGCAGCTCGGAGGGTAATGAAACCAGGAGACGGAGATGCAAGAACGAAAAATCTACTCGCCAGGGCAACTGGTTGGGTATGTTTCTGACGAATGGAAGAAGTTCCTACGTGCCAAAGGGTACAACGGCAAGATCATCTTGGCTGCGTGGGAGTTCCTGTCTGCTCTAGTGGGGCCACCCACGTTAGAACGGACTACTACACACGTCTGTGTTCAGGCGTTCGGCGCACATCCGAGGGTCCCCGATCTCAAGGTCGTCTTTCAGGTGTCAGATGACGGAAAGACGGTCAGCCAGCCTATGAGTGCCCATCCTTACCACGTACTACCGATCTACGACGGGTTCGAGATGTTGTTTGAGCGTCTGATGCAGGCAGCTGTCAAAGCCGAGGTCGATGCCCTCTCGGAAGGGAACAAGCCGGAGGTTGTCCGAACTTCGCCAATGGCAGAGTACCCAGTCGTCAGAGAGATCAGGGATGCTTGGGCGGCGCGGTGTGAAGAAACCGGGGAAGAGTTTGCTCTCCGCTGGGAGCTCGAGGAGGAGAAGTACTCGATGACTCTCCTCCGCGGCCAGCCCAAAGAGCTCGTCTACAAGGTTGTGGCAAGCTCATTGAGTGGGGAGCCCTCCGTGGAGAAGATGTGGCACATCCGCTTGCGCGAGAACGGGGAGGTCGGAGATTGTGCATGCTGCAATGTCGGAGGAGACCCCGTAGTAGGGAGGAAGCTCGAGGAGATTGTGGCTAGCCTCCACTCGACCATTTGGGGCAGGTGCCGTAAGACGTCCAACCGAAGGAACACTCCATGGCACGGTGTCAAGCCCGACAAGGAAGTCGAAAAGCCTGGGTCTTGGCGTGTCCGACTGCGTAAGATCGAGGAGGCGAAGTCCTGCGGGACCTGTGGTGGATCTGGGATAGTCTACAGACTCAAGTGGATGCCGGAAGGGTATTCGACTACGGAACCCGTACCCTGCGCCGAGTGTGAAAAGAGGAAAGCAACTCCGCCCCCACCGCCGCAGATTACCAAGACCAGTGAAGTCGCCCCGATGCTCATGGCTGCGTTCCCGCAGTTCGATTGGCGCGAGGCCAAATATGCGGCGAAGGAAGCTCGAGGCTT